ACCTGTGGAAGGTCATCGCCGATGACATCCCGCGCGACCTGCGCTCCGCCTCGGGCGAGGCTCTGAACGTGCACGTCGTCATGGACCACTTGCTCCGGGCGGCCGAGGGCGACCTGCGCATCATGGGCGTGACCTCGAAGCTGTCGCAGCGGATGCGCAACGCGCTCCGCCAGCTTGGCGCCGACCCGTCCAACATCGGCGGGCAGATGACCGTCACCATGTACAACCGGCTGCGCTACAGCCAGCCGATGTTCCTCATCCAGCGCATCACGGACGCGCCGTACTACAGCATCCTCTACGGCGTCACGCCGGTCGGGAAGGGCGCGCTGAAGGGCGCGAACGCCGAGCTGGAGGCCATCACCGAGAACCTTGGGCGCTCCGGCATGGCGCGCGACTTCAGCATGGACATGCCCGAGTACGCCACGCGCTCGAACTTCAGCGCAGGCATCAAGTCCTCGATGCAGGAGATGGGGCTACGCGAGGCGCGGCTGGAGGCCATCCGCACGGCGCCCGACACCATCATCGCCAACAACATGACGAACATGCTCGCCGCCCGGATGGGCGACATCGTCCGGGGCGTGCTCGACAACCTCGCCACCGCCGCCGAGAAGGGCGACCCGGCTCTGCTGGAGGACATGCTCCGCGCGCAGGGCACGCTGGAGAAGACGTTCGCTGACCTCCGCGAGGTCTACTCGCGCAACGCCGGGCGGGTGCTCGATGACAATGAGGTCGGATTGCAATACATCAAGGACCAGCTCAACGCGTGGCGCCGCCATCAGGTGCGCGCCGACGGCACCATCGACATGTCGAAGCTCATCCACGAGGGCGAGCGGTCGCTGCCGTCGAGCATCGCCGACATCGGCCCCATCCGGCCGGACGACCTCGCGAAGGAGCTTGGCTACGCCGACGCGGCCTCGCTGCGCCGGGACGTGGTCGGGCACGTTGAGAAAATCAACGGGCAGTTCGTGGTCGTCAAGGGCGAGAACGACATCGCCCGGCTGGAGGAGCGCCTGACCACCGAGCTGAACGCCCACCCGGACTACGTCCGCCGCGCCACCGCTTACTTCGGCTCGACGTGGGAGGACTACTGGAGCGGCCTCGCCCGGTCGGTCGAGGAGGGCGGGCTGGACATCACGCCGCACTACGCCAAGGAGGCGCAGGAGTTCATCATGCGCGAGGCCCAGTCGCGCGAGATGGACCCGTGGGAGTACCTGTCGGGCGTCATGGCGTCGAACATCGGGGGCAAGGACCTCCAGAGCCACATCGGTCAGCTCATGGGCTTCCTGAAGGCAGGCAAGTCCGCCCAGCCGATGGAGGAGTGGAGCCGTATCTTCCGGGGCTCGCTGGACCAGAGCGCCCAGCGCACTCTGCTGGACGAGTTCCGCACGGCCACCGGCACCGCCGACCCGGCGGGCATCCTGCGCCCGGCCAAGTTCGAGATGGTCACGCCCAAGAGCGCGCCCGGCGCCAAGCCGCGCCCGCCCGTCGCCGAGCTGCCGAAGACCTTCAAGGCCGAGCCCGGCTACGCCTACCGCGTCGAGACCCCCGAGGCGATGGAGATGGGGCTGCCCACGAAGAGCGGCGTCACCGTCGGCAAGCCGACCGCGTTCTACAACGGCAAGGACGACATCGAGAAGGCCATCTACCGCATCAAGGATGACGGCACGCTGGCCACCGGGCGACACGGCGCGGGCGGCGGCGACCGCCTGACCACGGCACACGTTCCGCCCGAGCAAATTGAAATGCTCACCGAGGACGGGAAGTGGGTCGCGCTGTCGGCCGACCCGTACGACAACTTCTTCGCCCACGACTTCCCGAACATGGTGCGCCAGCGCATCCTTGACGGCGCGCCCCACGCGAACCCCGAGGTCGAGGCGTACGTCCAGCAGTTCAGCAAGTGGGTCAACGACAACATCAAGGGCGAGCTGTCCGAGCGCACCCGCGCCGACCTCCGCCAACTGGTCGAGAACGTCCCCACGCACGCCGCCTCGCCGTTCAACCGCTCGCAGGCGCTCGTGGTCCACCTGCTGAAGTCCAAGATTGAGGACGCCCAGCAGGACATCTTCCGGCTCGCTGAGATGCAGACCCAGCGTACCGTCATCGAGCGGTCGCTGAACCATCCGCTCTTCGGCCTGTACCCGGCGAGCTACATGTGGGGCAAGGTGTTGCCGGAGACGGTGAAGTTCCTCGCGAAGAACCCCTACGCCGCGACCTACCTCATCGCCGACGTCCAGCGCGCAATTGCAATCCAGCGGGAGTACAACCCCGAGATGGAGGATGCGATGAACACGGTGGACCGCAGCTCGGCCGCCTTCCTGCTCGACTACCTGACCCCGGGACTCCCGTGGTCCGACCACTCCGCGCGCATGTCCCCGATGGTCCGCGACCTGTTGGGCGGCAAGGACCTCGGCACCATCTGGAGCGACGAACTGGCCACGGTCAGCCCGCAGCGGTGGGTGTCCACGGTCGTCAACGCGGGCAACGAAATCCCCGGTGCAATCGACCAGCTCACGCAGCCGCAGGAGGCGCCGGAGATGTCCGGCCTCCAGTCCCTCGCGGGCGGCAGCGGCGGCTCCACATCCAGCCCGACCACCAACGGTGGCGGACGTATCACCGGGCCGACCCCGGCGGCTGCCCTCGCACCCATCCTTGCGGATGACCTCGCGCGGCTGCAATCCATCCTCATCTCGGGCAAGCCGCCCGAGGAGTAGTTCGGCCTCCGTCAAATTGAAATGTTGACGAACGCCGAAGAAAGGTGTACGGTTCCACTCGCATGAGCGAAACCAACAACGACGGCACGACCCAGCAGGGGTCGCCAGCAGCCGATGCCTCCCCGGATGCGGGGACGCAGGAGCCTACGGCCACTCCGGGCGAAGACCCGATTGCCCTCGCGCGGAAGCGTCAGGCAGGAGCCGAGGCAGCTCGTCAGAAAGCCGAAGAGGCGCGCGACAACGCGCTGAAGGAACTCGAAGTGTTCCGGGCGAAAGACCGGACCGAGAGTGACAAGGAGCTGGCTGACAACGCCAAACTTCAGGAGAGGCTGACCGCAGCCGAAGCCCGAGCCAACGAGGCAGAGGCCAAGGCAGAAGCCCGCATTCTCGACATCAAGTACCCAGCGGCACGCGCCGAGCTGCCCGAGATTACGGACGAAGTCCGGCTCGCGAAGCTCGAAGCACTGCTCGGTGACGGACCTGTCGCGGACGCAGAGCCTCCGACGCCACAGAACCCCAACGAGTCCAATCGAACCGCCAGCGGCGACAAGACCAACCAGCCCAAGCCCGAGACGTCAGCAGACATCGAGGCCCGGCTGAAGGCCATGAAGCCCGACTGGTCCTAGCCCCGGAACCCCACCGGAGAAAGTAACCACCAACTACCATGGCAACCACCCAGACCAGCACGACCAACTTCAACCAGACGGTCGTGGCACTGGTCAACAAGCGGCTCGAAGAGCTGTTGCGCGCACCCCTGCCGCACCTGCTCCCGGGCAACTTCCGTGAGGCCGCGTTCGTCAAAGGCACGAACAACGTCATGCGGTTCATCAACATCCCCGACATGTCCGTCGTGGCCGGTACCCCCGACCATGCGACGCCGACCTCGCCGTGGCTGAAGGAAGGCGTTCCCCCGACCGGGGAGTCGCTGGCCTTCGGGTACGAAGAGTTCTCGGCCGACCAAGCCGGTCGTGTCATCGAGCTGACCGACGTCGCAATGATGGAGAACCCCTTCGACCTGCTTGCCGTCGCCGCCGACCGCGTTGCTCGCAACGCCATCGCCACGGCCGACAAGCGAGTCGCGGAAATCCTCAGCGCAGGCGCGCAGGTCACGTACGCTGGCGGTGCCTCGTCCCGAGCCACCATCCCCAGCAACTCCGCCCTCACGGGTGCCCTCGTCAAGCTGACCGTCGCCCGCCTGAAGGCGGCTGCGGTTCCGACCTTCGAGGACGGCACCTACCGCGCCATCGTGCACCCGGGTTCGACCTTCGACCTCGAAAGCGACACGGCGGTCGGCGGGTGGATTGACGCCCAGCGGTATGCGGGCTCGGCTGCGCTCTTCACGGGCGAAGTCGGCCGGTACGCAGGCGTCCGGTTCATCGAGTCCCCGGCGGCTGTCAGCTTCGCGGCTGTGCAGGGTCCGGCCATCACCCTCGCGGGTGCGGCGGCCATCGCGGCCACGGACAACGTCACCATCTCGGCGCCGACCAACCTCGTTGCGGGCAACCGCATCAAAATCCTCACCCTCACGGGCGGGGCGGGGCTGGCGGCTGGCTCGACCTACTACATCGTGCAGCCCACGTCGAGCACGGTGTTCAAGCTGAGCGCGACCCTCAACGGCGCGCCCATCGACATCACGTCGGACTCCTCGGCCATCACGGCTGCGGTCGTCAACGACGTCCTGAATGCGGTCATCTTCGGCCCGGAGGCTTATGCCTTCGGCGACTGGGGCAGCATCCAGACCTACTTCACCCAGCCGGGTGGACTGGTGGACCCGCTCCATCAGCTCGCCAAGGTCGGTTGGAAGGGGATGTTCGGAGCCGTCATCATGGGCGAGGGCGCGAACGCGACCAACGTCACGGCGGCCCGCTACCGGCGCATCGAGCACACGTCCCAGCTCTAAGGGACGGCTGCCGCAGCAGCTAATTACAATCCACCAGCCCCCGGGATTGCGGCCCGGGGGCTTTTCATGTACCCTGAGAGGCGACTATGGACACCACGCGCGACATCCTCTACCGAGGGTTCAAGCTCAACGACTCCGAGATTGCGTGGGACGCATCCGACGGTCTCGTCAAGGGCATCGCCGGGTGCACCGTGGACGACTTCGACCCCGATGACGTGGACGTTGTCCAGTTCAGCGAGAAGCGCGCCGAGGCCGACGGCATGGACGTCGGAAACCCCTTCCTCGGCGGTCGGCGCATCCGCGTCACCGGGACCATCTACGGCAAGACCCGAGCCCTGTGCTACGACCAGCTCTGGCAGCTCCGCGCCACCATGAGCCCGGTCCTCGCGTCGCGGGAAATCCCGGGCGACAAGGGCTACCTGCCGCTGTACTTCGCGGTCCCGACCAACGACCCGGACTTCGCCGGGGCGATTGCAATGCGGGCGCTCGTCATGCCTCGCCAGTTCCGAGCCCCCATCAGCCGGGACCAGCACGGCGGGGAGGACAGCAACGCGCTCGCCATCCCGTGGTCGGCCACGTTCGTCATGCGTGACCCGAACTTCGAGGGCGAGACCCCGCAGGACGTGGCCTTCGCCGACACGCCCCTCATCAGCGAGGGCACCGCGTCGCAGGCCACGGACACCATCACCTTCAGCGCCGCCCACGGGCTGGTCGCCAACGACCGCATCTACCTCACCAAGCTGGTCGCCGGAACCGGGCTGGCCCTGAACACGGCCTACTACGTCATCGCCTCGGGCCTGACCTCCACCGCCATCAAGGTCAGCACCACCGTCGGCGGCGCCGCCGTCAACATCACCGTGGACTACACCCGGGTCGAGGCGGCCAAGTTCCAGACCTTCAGCGGCAACTTCCTGAACCGGGGCACGTACAACGCGCCGCTGAACATGCTCTTCGCGGTCAGCGCGCAGGCGGGCAGCATCGTCGTCTCGACGTCAGGCTCGAACTACACAATTGCAATTCCGGCCAGCACGGACCCGAGCATCACCGGGGCCACGGGCGCCCAGTCCACGGACCTCATCACGAAGAACTCCCACGGCCTCCTCGCCGGGGACCGCATCTACATCACCGCCCTGACCGGCGGCGCCGGGCTCCTGCTCAACCGGAACTACTACGTCGTCAACCCCACGACGAACACGTTTCAGGTCAGCCTGACGGCGGGCGGGGCGGCCGTGAACTTCACGACTGACGCCACCGTCCTGACGTACTCGAAGGTCAGCTACCGGCTCCTGCGGTTCAAGCGCGAGAAGGTCTTCACCGTGGAGGAGAACGGCGTGGAGACCCTGCGCCGGAGCTGGCTCACCTTCCAGCAGTCCACGACGTGGCCGCTCATCTCCGTGGGCTCCCCGAGCTACACCGTGACCGTGACCGGGACCCTGCTCGACCCGGGGTCCTCGGACGGCAGCCACATGTGGTTCTGGGAGTCGTACGCGTAGCCCTTGACGGCGCGCGGCTGGTCGGCGATGATGGCGTCCTACCCCTCCACCCCGTACTGAGGACCCCCTCAATGGAAGACCAGACCGCCCCGCGCCGGGGCTGCAACTGCGACGTGTGCAAGTGGGCTCGTGCCCGCATCGACCGCGAGCAGCGCCTCGCCGACGACCTCGAACAGAACTACCAGCGGTACCTCGCTGGAGAGCTTGTCAGCCGGGACGAACGGGAGTAGACTGTCCCCACCATGGCTACCCCAACCACCATCCGAAAGGGTCGCGCCCTTCTCATCAGCTCCGATGCCTGCCCGCGCAATTGCCGCACAGGGGCCAACGGCTCCGTCCACCTTCTGTCCGACCACTCGGACACGGAGCGCGGGCGCCAGTGCACGCTGTGCTCGTGCGTCATTCAGGACACCCACGAAGTCAAGCCGGGCTAACCGCCAGTGACGGCCTACTCGACCCTCCAGACGTACGTCGCTCGGGACCTCTCGGACCCGGGCAACTTGACGTTTGACACGGACGCCGTCAAGGACTTCATCCAGCAGGGCCTCAGCGAGATTGCGCGGGTCGCCCCGATGCAGTTTCAGGAGGACCTTGACCCCGTCGCCGACACGCTGGTCTACCCCCTGCGAGCGAACATCTTCGACGTCCCGCAGCAGGAAATCAAGCTGACCCGGGTCGAGATTTGGTCGGGCTCGCCCTCCCGATTTCAATGGAAGCTGAAGGCCAAGGCCGGTCAGCCGAGCCGCGACAGCATCGCGGGCTGGGAGGTCTGGGCGGGCAAGCTGGAGCTGTCGCAGTTCGACATGGACAGCATCACGGGCTTCGGCGCGGAGGTCATCCGCGTCTGGGGCTACTCCCCGTACGACCCCATCGTTGATGACGCAGACGTCGTCCCGGTGAGCGCCGAGCTGGAGCAGGCGCTCCGCACCTTCTGCCGAGTCGAGGGTCTGAGGCGTCTCACCCAGAGCCGTGTCCTGTTCAAGCAGTGGCAGACGCGCTCGAACAACACCGACGTCACGCTGGGGATGCTGAACAGCGACCTTCAGGTGGCCGAGGAGCACTGGCGCAAGCTGAAGCGGGAGCTGACGGTCCTCCAGCAGAACCCGGACTAGCCCGTGCCTACGCGGACGTTCTCCATCAGCTCGGACACGAGCATCCGCACCGACACCGACGGGTCGTCGGGTACTGGCTGCGGCAACTCGAAGCACATCTACGTCGGCCGCTACGGCACGAAGCAGTACAAGCACTTCGCCAAGTTCACGCTGGATTACAGCGGGATGGCGAAAATCACCGCCGCCACCCTCAACGTCTACACCGACGAGTACGACACGTTCGGCGTCGCTGGCGAGCCCGGCATCTTCGCGCAGCCCGCGAGCGCCGACCACCCTGAGTTCAGCGTCTATCGGTTGGGCGACGCGTTCAGTGAGGGCAACAACGCCGACGGCCACTACGACTCGGGCGACTACACGAGCGCGACCCAGACCGGCACGGGCGTCCACAAGAACGTCACCAAGGGGGCCAACCTCCTCCAGCAGGTGAACGTCCTCGACATCGTCAAGGCGTGGGCGCCGTCGAGCGTCGCTGGTGGCGGGCGCCACACGAACTACGGCATTGTCATCAAGGGCAGCACGGACCCCAAGGAGGCGTGGTCGGGCTGGGCGGACGAGCACGGCAACCCGTCCGAGGAGCCGAGCATCACCGTCACCTACGAGCTGGGGCCGACCAAGCCGGACGCGCCGTCGAACATGACGCCGGTCGGCGCGGTGGCGAGTGTGGACACGTTCGAGGGCAACTTCACGGACCAGCGAGCCACCGACACGCTAGCCACGGCCTACGTGCAGGTCTACGACGGCGGCGTGGCGTGCACCGTCGCGACCAACAACCGCGTGGCCAAGGCTAGCCACGGTCTGGCCGTCAACGACACCATCTACTTCACGTCCCTGACGGGCGGCGTGGGCCTGTCGCTTTTCACGGCGTATCGGGTCCGGGCTGTCGTTGACAGCTCGCACTTCACCTTGAAGACGGCGACTGGGACCACCGAGGTTGACGTCACCAACGACTACTCGGCCGCCACCTACTCGAAGCTCCTCCTGAACACGAGCAAGGTCGCGACCAACAGCGAACGCGTGGCAGCGCACTTCATCGTGGAACGTCCGCCCACATTGAAATTCACGGTCGGGGTGACGTACCGCTGGCGCGCTCAGGTTGTGGACCAAGAGGGGCAGTCCTCCGGCTTCGGCGCGCTGGTCTCGTTCAGCCTGACCAACACGGCGCCGAACCCGCCCGTCCTCAGCCCCATCGACGGGTCGAGCTACGCCACCCTGAACCTCGTCAAGTTCACGGGCACCTACAGCGACCCGGACGGGGACCCGCTGTCGGCGCATCAGGTCCAGCTCGCGCTCCTGCCGCCCGGTGACTCGGGCTGGGACGAGCCCGACCGCCTCCTGTGGGACACGGGCTACAGCTACGCCGCGCTCGGAGACACCGACTGGACCGACTACTACGGCGGCCGGGCGCTGGTGTCCGGCATCTACTACTGGCGGGCGCGCAACATCGACGCTCGGCAGGGCGTGTCCAACTGGACGTACGGCTCCATCGTTCTGACGGCCGACTTCAGCCCGGAGCCCGGCTCGTATGACAATGTGCAAATCAACCCGAACGCCCCATGGCGCATCCTCATCCGCGACGTCTATCTCGCCGACGGCGTGACGAAGACCGCCGGGCGCGGCCCGGGCACGCTGGTCGCCGTGCTGGAGGAGGCGAAGAACGTCGGCGCCTCCATCGTCTACAACAGCCCGGGCGAGCTGCACTTCACCCTGCTGAAGGACGACGAGCAGATTGGCGTCATCGAGCCCCGGCAGGTCCACTACGCCGTCGAGTTCTACTCGGGCGACGGGTGGCAGGAGAAGTTCGCCGGGGTCATCTGGGACGCCGACGCCACGGAGACCGACGTCGTGTTCAAGGGCATCGACTACCTCGCCCTGTACGACACGGTCATCGACTCGCGGTACGACGCGAACAAGCCCGACAAGAGCTACAAGAACAACGGGTCCTACTACTCGCAGGTCACGGTGCGCAACATCATCCTCGACCAGCTCGCCTACGCAAAGAAGCAGCCCGACTCGTGGGTCGGCTTCATCGGTCTGAGCGGCGCTGACATCCCGGCGATGGGCGAGAAAATCAGCATCTACTCCACCTTCCAGCCCGTATTGTCATTCGTCTCGGGGCTCCTCGACAGCCACCGGCAGGGGCAGGGTATCCGCACCCGCATCCGCGTCGTGAAGACCACGACCGGCGCGTACAAGGTGCAAATCATCGACAACCCGGGCGCGACCCGGGTGGACCTCGCACTGTACTACGGCGAGCTGGTGCAGGGCTACCGCGTCATCCTCTTCGGGGACCAGTGGGCGAACGTCATGCACGTCGTCGGCCGCAACCGGGACGGCGTCAAGGTCACGTACAAGACCATCAGCGGCAAGTCGTTCCAGCCCTCGACCTCCCTCTTCGGGCGCATCGCCACGGTCGCCGTCATGGACGGGGTGCAGGACGCCATCGACCTCAACCGGCGCGGCCTTCAGGCGGCGATGCAGGCGGCGAAGATTGGCCGCAACATTGCAATTGGGCTGCGGGTCCAGTTCCTCGGCGTGCTTCAGGGCTACGACCTGACGGACCTCTTCCCGGTCAAGATTGACGACGGGGCCATCGACACCGACGCCTTCGGCTCCGGCTACTGGGCGGCCATGGCGGTCGCGTGGGAGGCCACCGACATCGGCGAGCAGAGCCTCATCATCACCCTCATGCCGAAGGAGGACAGCTCGGCGCCGGACCCGTCGCTCATCCAGTCCAGCCCCATCTCCCCGCAGCCCGAGTGGCAGCTCGGCTGGACCCCGCCTGACCCGCTGAAGGCGACCTCGAAGTTCTGGCTCGACCAGTCCACGGGCAAGGTCTATGTGCGCGACGCGGATACTGGTACACTCGTGCCTGTGACAGGAACCCCGTAATGAGCGCCATCGTCAAGAACGCCCACGGCTACGCGGCCGGGACCCGCATCGTCTTCGACTCGATGACGGGCGGGGCTCCGCTCGACATCGACACCATCTACTACGTGGTGCCGGTCATCAACGCGAACGACTTCCAGATTGCCGAGACGGACGGCGGCACCCCGCTGACCTTCGCCACCATCTCGGCGGCCAACATCATCGTCGTGCCCGAGACCGACGACACCGACCCGTACGGCGTGAACTACGTTCCCATCACGGACCCGGTCGATGTCATGGCGCCGCCTACCTTGCCGCCTACCCCGAGCGCGCCGACCGTCACGTCCGCCGTGGTCTCGGGCATCGTCCGCCTCGAAATCACCCTCAACGACACGGCGCAGTCCAAGGTCCGCAACTGGGAAGTGCAGGTCACGCACTCCTTCTCCGGCGCGAACCCCGACTGGACGACCCCGACCAAGGTCACGCTGCCCGAGGGCTCGACCACGGTGTCCCTGCCCGCGCTCGGCTCCACGGTGTACGCCGTGCGGGTCTCGGCCACGGACGTCTACGGGCTGCTCAGCGCCTACTCGGCCGAGGTCACGCACACCACCATCGTCGGGTCCGACGCCCTGAACACCGCCATCGCCGCGCTCGCCAACGCGGTGTCCGACGGCTCCATCACGGAGTCCAGCATCCAGCCGGGCAGCATCTCGACGCCGCTCCTTCAGGCCGGTGCGGTGACGGCCCAAATCCTCGCGGCCACCATCGTCCTGACATCCCTCATCAAGACCGCAGACTCGGGCCGCCGAATTGAAATTGACATCGACGGCATCCGGCTGTACGACGTGGACGAGTCGCTGCTCGTGCGCATCCCGACCAACGGCGACCCGGTCTTCATCAAGGGCCAGATTACGGCCGACACGCTGGTATCGCAGGTGGCCGCCTCGTTCCGGGGCTCAGTGGACATGGCGGGCAACTCCGTCATCACCCTCCAGAACGGCATCGCTGCCCCGGGCACGCCGCCGTCCCTCGCCGCCAGCGTGGACTACCTCGGGCTGACCGGCACGGCGCTCCCGGCCTCCGCGCTGGGTCTCGCCTACGACTCCGCCGCTGGCACCTTCTGGGTTGCCACGGACCCCGCGACTGGCTACGTCGCCTACGAGTACAACGCCACGACTGGTGCGTTCGTCCGGCGCATCCCGGCGACTGGCTCGACCTCCACCACCACGGCCACGTCCGGCTCGACGTCGCACATCAGCGACACGGCGCAGGGCATCGACGGCTCGACCAACTCGCACATCACGACCCCGATGGTCATGCCATCCCCGGCCGGTGCGACCAACATGAAAATCACCAAGGTCAGCGCCTACTTCGCGGGCCATAACGGCACGTGCTCGGCGCGCGTCGGCGTGTGGAACACGTCGAACATCGCCCTGCGCGAGAGCGCGACCTTCACGGCGGCCGACGAGGGCGCGACCGGGACCGGCGACTCGCACCACTACGACCAAGCATTGTCATCGGCCCTGTCCGTCACGGCGGGCACCACCTACCGCGTCGGCTTCCGGCACACGTCCACGTCGGAGGGCTACCAGTTCGACCGCGACGACGGCGCCGGGAAGACCACCTACTCCGGCGATGGCTCGACCGACGACGGCACGGGCTGGGGCACGCTGAACAGCGCAAGCAAGCCGAACGTCTACTTCACCTACACCTACGACGTGGACTCCCGGCTGGAGACGGCGCCCATGATTGCCGTGGCGACCGACGGCACCTACATCTACACCCTTGATACCCTCGGGCAGGTCTGGAAGTACAACCGCTCGACCATGGCCTACGTCGCCAAGTCCGGCGTGCAGACGGCCATCACCGGCACCAAGACGAAGGCCGGGATGTTCTACGACGCGACGGCCACCGAACTCATCATCACCACGACCACCGGCACGGGCGCGGGCGTCTTCCCCAAGTTCGTCAGGGTCGTCCCGAGCACGCTGGTCGTCAGCTCGACGGTCTACAGCGCGGCTGCCGGGACCAGCTTCAGCGGCACCACAGACACGTTCCGGGGCGGTGCCCGGCTGGCCGACCCTCTCAATGCCTCGGCCGCCACGTACTGGGTTGCCACGACCTCGGCGGTCTACGCCTACACCTTCAGCGGCACGACCGCCACGCAGACGGCCAACCGAGACTTCGGTCAGGCGGTCACGGTCAGTGACGGCCTCACGCACGACGGCACGGTCTTCCGGGGCTTCGACGCGGGCAGCCTGACCAAGGTCTGGAAGTTCAGCCCGTGGGACTTCACCACGGCGAGCACCACTCTCTGGGTCTCCTACTCGTGGTACGACTCGAACGCCACAGGCGGCACGCACGAGACCGCAGTGAGCCCGCGCTCCAGCATTGTCATTCGCAGGCGCGAGCAGATGACGGTCGTCAATCCGGCCGTCCCGGTGGGCGGCACCGACGACCCGGACAACCGCCGCATCTACTTCCTCCAGAGCGCCACGGACACGGGCGTCGGGACCTACTGGCTTCAGGCCACGGGAAACTTCACGTCCCGCACGTACAACGACTACACGGGCTCGGGCACCCACGACGGGACCGGCACCGCGTTCCCCGCTGGCACCCCGTCCGACATGAAGGACGCGGGCGGGAACTGGCACCTGAAGGGCGACGGCACGTCCACGTTCAAGGACCTCGTCGCCTCGGGCAACGCCACCATCACGGGAGACATCGGGCTGAACGGCACGGCTGGCTCCCACCAGAACGGCAGCACGTTCACTATCAGCGGCGGAGGCACGGCGACATTCGGCTCGAAGGTCATCGAGTGGGTCCAAATCGGAAAGCTCGTCGTGATGCGATTGTCCTTCAGCGTCACGGCCAATGGCTCAGGGGCGACGTCGGTGACTCTTGGTTCCGCCACCGGACTGCCCGGCTCGCCCACCACCTTCATCGCATGGGGCGATAGGGGTGGTGTCGGCGTCACACCGATTGCATGGCGCATGTCTGGCACCCCGCTTGGCGCTTCCCGCATCCAGACGTTGGCCGGTGCCACCATCACGGGGGCTGACCTTCTGTCGGGCGCGGGCTACACCCTCGTTTGCGCTTACCTCTCGGTCTAGGCCATGGCCAAAGCTGTCGTCAGCTACGCCGAGGCCAAGGCCGTCATGGCCTTCCTCGGGTATCTCCAGAAGCACTACTCGAAGAGCATCAACCCGAAGGACCAGTTCCTCATCATCGCCGTCACGGCGTGGTTCCATCAGGAGTCGGGCGGGCTGAAGAACGTCATCGGCAACAACCCGTTCAACATCCGGGACTCGCCATTGCAATCGGGGACCCGCCAGTCGAAGAACGGCAACGGCCACTTCGCGGTCTTCAGCTCGATGGCCCGGGGGTTCGAGGCTGCGGCCTACCTCCTCATCCACGGCGGCCACGGCTCCGGCACCAAGGACGCCGACAGCTACGGCTACCGACTCGCCCTGAACGCCATGAAGAAAGGCGGCAATCAGGGCGCGTGGGAGTTCCTTGCGGCCCTCGCCATGTCGAGCTGGGACGCTGGCCACTACGGCTCCCAGAACTGGACCGAGGCGTTCAGCGAGAAGACGAACCACCTGCTGCGGGTCTACCTGTCGTTCGGCGGCATCCAGCTCCGCGACCCCCACCCGAAGCCAAAGAAGCCGCCGCCCAAGCTGCCGCAGGACTTCAAGTACAAGCAGGCACCCAACGCGTTCCTCGACCCATGGCGCGCTCGGGACCTCTACTCCAAGCGACACGACAAGCCGTCGTTGACAGTTGCAGGTTCGCGCCTGAAGCGGTAGACTGTCGCCACGATGAAAACGAGGTCAACGTGTGCTTGAACAGTGGATGCCGCAAATTCTCGGCCCCGGCGGGGCTCTCGTTCTCGCCGTCATCGGGCTCATGGCCCTCTGGCGTCAGGGGCGCAAGGACCTCGCGGCCAAGGACAAGCTCTTCGCTGAACTCATCCTCTCGAAGGACGCCGACATCGCGTTCGAGCGGGCTCGCACAGCCGCCGCAGACGCGCGGCTCGAAGGACTAGGGAGTACCCTCAAAGATGCGACTATCGTCATGGACAAATCCATTGCGCTCACCGAAAAGGCAATCGACCGACTCCGAGCCGAGGCCCGAGATTAGCGTGCAGCCCCTTCCCGACGTCAAGCCGACCGAGGCCGTCATCGCCGCCTCGCAGGAAATGGAGGCCGCCGAGCTGCGCATCGCCGCCGCACGGAAGCGCCTCGCTGCCGCCAACCGCAAGTACATCGCCTACAACCGGCAGGTGCACTCGTGAACGAGATTGCAATTGCCGCCCTCGACATCATCAACTTCGTCGCCCTCCTCCTGTTCGTCGCGCTGACCGGCGCCATCCTCTTCTCGATGGGCCGCCGATTGGTGGACTACCGCGTCGCCAAGATGCCCGTGCCCACCCTGCTGAAGCGGGGGTTCGTGCTCTTCGGCGCGCTGGCCGTCATGGGCGGCGAGATTGCCGTTCTCCGTGTGCTCGGTGTGAGCCTCGCGGACGACCCCGTCATGCGTCTGCTCTTCACCGTCCAGTCCGACGTCATCCTGTTCACCGCCCTCGGCTACTACGCCAAGGCTGAGCTGTTCGACGTCGATGACCCGGACAAGCCATGAGCACTGGCGACCCCGCCGACACCCGCGACCCCTCCACCCACAAGCACATCAGCGAGCGCGAGGCTGACGGCTCCTTCGAGGACTGCACGTGGGACTCCGGGTTGGAGTTCTACCGCGATGCCATCGACCCGTCCAAGCCCGCGACGCACGCTGAGGCGCAGGCGCTTCGAGCGGCCAGTGGCGAGCCCCCGACCGGCGGCTCCAACCTCGGCGACTTCCGGCGCGGCGTGGCCGCCCGGTACCATCACACGCTGCCCGCTGCCATCAGCAACAAGGGCATCCTCACCGCCCTGAAGCCCGGCATGGTCGGGACGGTTCAGGGTTCCATGTCGGCCTTCGGGCCACTCCACGTCCTGTCCAAGTGGGACAGGAACTTCGACGGCGGCCACGCCACGTGGGTAGCGCGTACCCCCAGTGGTGTGCTACTCTGGTGCGACCCGGAGGCTCCGACCAGTGCGGACGTCCCGGTTCTCATCAGCGAGGACAACCTCCAGAAGTTCGTCAACGCGTTCAACGGCGAGGCCATCGTGGCCCCCGCATTGCAATGGCCGGGCGTCCCGGCAGGAGTTCCCACCGTGTACCCCATCAACCCCCTCCCCGCTGTCGTGCTCGGCTCGACCGCCGTCATCGACCCCCTGTCGAACATCCGGGTGGACCCGAAGATTGCGGCCGTCAAGGTCCGCACCACCACCGTTGCCGAGACCGTGAAGAACGTGGTCGGCTACGTGACCGGCGACAAGGACCCGGCCAACGGCAAGACCGACTGGCTGGCGTGGCTGGAGGCGGGCAAGTGGCGGTACACTGCCATCGACAACATCAAGTCCATCACGGCCCCCGTGGCCGGAGCCGACGACGGGTTCACCGCCGTCACGCAGGCTGCCGCCGTGGCAGCCCAGAAAGCAGCCGACCAAGCGGCCATCGACGCCGCGAACTCGGCCGCTGCGAAGTCCGCAGCGGCGGCAGTTGCCGCCCCCGGTTTGGAGCGAGAGCGCCTTGCTGTCGTGCTGGGGAAGGCTGAAGCCGACAAGGTCAGGAACTCGTGAAAGGAGTCTCCGTGGACAACATTCGCAAGGTCGTCTCGGCCATCCTCGACAAGGCCGACCAGCTCCTCACGTCGGAGCCCGCACGCATGATTGGCTACGGCGCCGCCGTGCTGGTCTACCTCATCATCCGGCTCGTCGGAGAGCTGAAGCCCGGTCTCGTCCCGCAGGTTGGGTTCGAGGAGGCCGTTGGCATGGCGTTCAGCGCCCTCGCCACGGTCGTCATCCTCGTGGAGTCCATCCGTCGGTTCGTCTACAGCCCCTTGACCTACATCGAGGACCTTGCTGACGAGTCGCAGGCGGCCCACGAGGCAGCCCATCTGGAAGAGGACCTTCGCCGCTGGAAGGAAGCCATCGCGGCCCAGCAGGCGGCCGAGGCCCAGCCCCAGACCAAGACCGTTGTGGTCGGCACCGCCAAGGCTGGCGGCTCCGGCGACAAGAGCAACTAGTCCCATGACGGCCACGCCCATCCAGTGGTCGTCTCGCCCCGAGTACGACGCCTTCCTTCGGGAGGGCGTCGCTGCCGGGACGGGATGGAACCAGCTCGCGGAGGAGTTCACCGCGAATTACAATGTGAAGGCCAACGGCGAGCAGCTTCGCCGACGCGCTGCAATCCTGCGACGCGGCGGACCCAAGCGCCCCGGCCCGGCCCCCGCTGACGACCTGACCCCGGAGGAGCGGTTCCAGCAGCAGGTCGCCAAGGAGCGCACCAAGGCGCTCGACCTCTCCCTCGCCCGCGAGATGGCCAGTGCCGCCAAGGCGCAGGCCCGGTGGGACGAGTTCCTTGACATCGTGAAGGGCGAGCTGGGCGCCGCCCCGCGCGCCGACACGGTCGAACAGCTCGTCATCCCCGTCGGCTCCGGCACGCCCGAGACCATGACGGTCCTCATCGGCGACGTGCACATCGGCAAGCTGGCCGACCCCGGCGTCGTGGGCTCCGAGTTCGGGTACAGCCTGCCCATCTTCGAGCAGCGCGCCGCCCGGCTGGAGAACCGCATCATGCGCCTCTACGGGCTGCACTCGATGACGGCCCCCATCAACAAGCTGGTCATCTACTTCCTCGGCGACGGCGTCGATGGGGTGGACATGCGCCGTGGCCACAAGGGCCGCGTGGACGTCCAGACCGCCACGCAGCAGACCCTCATCCTCACCTACTGGGTCGAGGGCATGGTCCGCCGTCTCCGTGCCGCGCTCGGCATCGAGATTGCAATTGTCTGGGAGTTCGGCAACCACGGGCGCGTCGGCGAGTTCGGCGTCAACCTGCCTGCCGACAACTGGGACTACCTCGCCGGTCAGATGCTCGGCATTGCCCTGCGCGACCTCGTCGCCGAGGGTGGGGTCAAGCTCCACGCCGACACCCTGAAGTACAGCGTGACGCAGCTCGGCCCGCTCCGGGTCTACAGCTCGCACAACGACGCCATCAAGGGCGGGGACGGCTTCTCCGGCCTGCCCATCAACGGCATGGCCCGTGGCGCCGCCAAGGACACCGGCCTGCACAAGCAGCTCTTCGACCTCCATCTGGTCGCCCACTTCCACACGCCGCAGGACGTCACGTTCCAGACCGGCCGTGAGATTATGAACGGGGCGTGGGACGGCGGCGACGACTACTCGGTCAACGGCATCAAGGCGGCCAGCGACCCCATCCAGTGGGCCTTCGGAGTCCACCCGGAGAACGGGATTACGTGGCAGTCACGCATCCTGCTGACCCCCAACGCCCAGACCCGCAAGCCTACCCCGGCCATCGAGTTGTAGCGCCTCGCCATGATGAGCCCCGAGGAGATTGAGGCGCGGCTTCGCTCCTTGGGGCTCGACTCTGTCCCGGCCAACTGCCCCATCGAGGCGCGCTACATCGACCCCCTGCGGGCCGACCGACCGCTCCTCTCGCAGGACTGGGACCTCACCGCTGACGAGCTGTTCCGGCTGGCCGTGAACGTCGTGGAGCTGGAGCGCCGCCGGGGCTACAGGTGAACCTCGTTCACAGCTACCGGCACATGAAGGTCTTCGGACACTGGCCCGCGTGGCGCTCGGGCTTCGAGTTCCCGGTGTGCGAACGGTGCCTCCGGCCACCCTCCCGACCGCGTCGCTGGTGGGCTCCGCAATTCCAATTGGTCCCTGCGCGGAACGCTTGACAAGGTACCCCGGTGGGAGTACATTTCGTTCAGTTGTTGCGGACCCCACCAGACGGGTTTAGCCTCTAGTCGGACCACCTGCGGGACTTGTTCCCAACGGCGGCGAGGCGAAGGGGATGGACCCCGAGGAGGGCGATGCATTTCCGGTCTCTCAATGGGTCTGTCGTAAGCCCAAGCGGAGGTACGACCCGGCGACGAAGAAGAGGTTCGGCTATCGAGGCCGGGCCTTTTTGATTACCCGCCGCGTCTCCAATTGCAATTAGCTGCCTGCCTCGGCCTTGCCGCTTCCGATGCCTCGGAGTACAATTCCCATGCGTCGCCCCACCAAGGGTTGACGAGCGGCCCAATATGGCAGGACGGCGGGATGGTACCCGCCCGGTGGCCGGACCGTAACGGAGCCCCGTCGGCGCGTACGGCCGGTGGGGCTCTGCTATCATCTCGTGGCGGGCAAGAGGTCGTGGGACCTCGGTGGGCTCATTCCCCAGTCAGCAGGGTTCGACTCCCGGCCCGCTACCAAGTGCCAGCGAGCGCGCGGGCGTGCAGCGGTCTCCAAAACCGCCCGCCGTGGGTTCGACTCCTACCGCTGGTGCCAGCCTCTCAGGCCAGCTCGGTCAGCCGGTGTGGCCCCTTTCGCACCGCGACGTGGTGCGGCCCCTTGCGGGGTAGCTCAGTGGTAGAGCGGTCGGTTGTTACCCGACTGGTCGGTGGTTCGAGCCCACCCCCCGCAGCCAACGCCTCTGCCAGCGACTCGGGCGTGATGCCCGCCAGCCCGCGAGTGCTCTGCTGCTGCGTCACCATCCGGCGCCCGTCCATGGTGTCGTGGATGCTCGGGTGCTCAGCCACCCACGCGAGGTACGTCACGATGGCGGCCTCCCGCTCGGCCCGGACGATGGCCTCCCGCTCCTCCCGCTTGACGCGCTCGGTGTTGGCCACGAAGTGCTGGAAGCAGTAGCCGTCGGCGTCCATGGCCCAGCGGGTGCACGGCGTCGGCTCCCTGTCGCCGGTAATTGCAATGCAACGTCCCCACTGGTGAGCTGCGGCGTCGTCGCAGTCCGCCCAGTTTGTCATGCCGTACGGGCAGGGCTGGTGCGCGGTCTTGTGGTTAGGCCGCCTTGCGGGCACGTTCGTTCCTCCCCCGGCACAGGGTCGAGCAGTAGCGCCGACGCGTCGGGTTATGGCAGATGATGGTGGTGCCGCACTCGACGCACGTGGCGGGCGGCAGCGGCCCTCGGTGGGCCTTGTTGTAGGCGTCAGACCGAAGGCGCCTGCGCTCGCGGACCACGGCGGGGTCCAGACGCTCACGCGGGGCGGCAACGGGGCGTAGCGGGCGTGGCGTCCTCGCCACAGCCGACTTCACCGGGCGTGCTCGCGCCGTTGTCTCTCGGCGCGCTGCGACTCCTACCGCCTCCACAGACGGTTTGGAACTGGGGCGAGGACGCGATACGGTGAGAGAGCGGCCGACGCACCCGGAACCTCGGTCCCAAGGGCATCGGCCGCCTTCCCACATTGGAGCCCCGCACGCGGGGCACTGGAGCTGCCTCACTTCCAGAGCGGGCAGTTCGAGACGTGCACCCCGGAGCCCCAGTCCACCTTGCACGTGCAGGCCAGCTCGTTCGACACGGGGCCGAGCTGAATTGCAATTGCGAGGCGGCCGATGAGGCAGGTGCGGACCCCATCATCGAGGACGTCGTCGCGGACGCCAGCCTCGGTCAGCATCTCGTGCATGACCTTGCGCTCGCCGCGCAGCTTGCGGACGGTCGCGCGGAGCAACAGCAGCTCGGCGCTCGGCGGGGCCACGTAGCCCGAGCCGTACGGATTACCGGGGGCCACGGCCACCCTCCTTCACCGGGGTCGGCTTGCCGAGCCCCAGCCTACGTGCGACCTGACGGGCCGCGTTCGCTACCACCTTATCAGGGTCGTCAACCCCCGGGTGGTCGGCATCGAACAGCAGCGTGGTGCTATCCACGCTGCTGAACCCACCCTTGGGGGTGACGACGACGGTGACTTGGACCTTCACGAGAAGTCCGGGCACTCCAGCAGGTGGCGCCCGGGGATGTGGTTCCCGCTGTCCTCGCACACGGCGACGATGGCGGGCACAGCCTCGGGGCCGACCGGCCGGAACTCGAACGACGGGACCATCTCGACCCCGTTGACGCGCGACCAGTGAGCGGTCGGGTCGCAGCCCTCAGTGGGCTCCTCGCCGAACACGTGGCCGCACATGAACCGGGTTGGCTGGCCGACGTCGTACATGTCCGGGCGAGCCGTCTGCTCGAACACGAGCTTCAGGGTCTCGTTGACCGGGTCCACGCCCATTGCAATCGGCGCCGACTTGTCGAGCCGTCGGAGGATGTTCGCTGCCGGGCCGGGAACCCGGTCGTCCAGCAGCGAGTCGTTGGCCGCCGCGTCCAGCAGGATGCCACAGCTCGCCGCGATATGGGCGATGTGGTTGAGTCCGCTATCTTCGGCGTTGTCCTGACCGTCCAGCCACGCGCTCAGGTGGCGCTGGATGGCCTCGGCGTAGGTGACAGCCGACACTGGCTGCTCCCGCCAGTTGAAGGGGCCGTACTTGGCCGCCCCGTTCGCCATGACCGGCGCGACCTCCAGCACGAGGGCTTGGGGGACGTACCGTGTTGGGGCCTTCTTAGCCCCGACGCTGTCCTTGGGGTTCATGCGCGTACCGCCTTCCACAGGCGCCGCCAGAGCGGCACCGTCTGCCGGGCTTCGAGGGTCCACGAGAGAACGAAGGTGTCCTCGCGCTGCTCCTCAGTCACCTTGACGGTGTCCACGTCCACGGCGTAGCCGAGGGTGTGGAGCATCTTCAGCGACTCCGAGATGTTGCGCGAGAGCATGTCCCGCGCCTTGCCCAGCGTCTCATCGAAGTCCTCGACGGCATCGGGACCCGAGGTCTGGATTGCAATTGACTGGCCGAAGGTCTTCACGCCGTCACCGCCTCGGTGTGGAAGCTGATGTCGGCCTTGCCCGACCACGCTCGCACGAGGTCGAGGAACGGGACCGGCGTCAGCTCGCCGTCGAACGTGTAGATGGTCTTGCCGTTCATGGCGGCGGCCACGAACGTCTCCAGCCGGGCGCCGCGCGAGCGGGTCCAGTTGGGTAGGACCACGATGGCGTCGATGCCACCGTCCGACAGGAGCTTGACGTCACGGGCGAGGAAGTCGCCCCACGTCTCGCCGTTGGCCGAGCCGCTGCCCGGCGCCCCGTCTGGGCTGGCCATCGCGGCTGCCCGGGTGGTCGGGTCGTCCATCTCGGCCGGGCTCGACACCGTGAACCCGGCGTCCCGGAGGGACTGGGCCATGGCGTCGAACGCGGGGAAGTTGAACTGGGGGATGCCGGTCATCGGACCGGCGACGTAGATGTGCATGGAGCCTTAGCCCTCTCCGCCGAGGTCGTGGACGTCGGCATAAGCGGCGCGCGAGTCGATGTCTTCGACCCACGCACCAGCGACCGCTGCGACCTGCACCAGCTCCTCACGGAGCTTGGCGACATCGCCTTCGGCCAGAGCCTCGAAGACCTCTTCGAGGAGGATGGACGACCACGTCACCTTGCCCATGGCTGCGAGCTGGTCGCAGTAGGCTCGGGCGTCGTCGCGTAGTTTCCGGGATGCCCGAGTGTCCTCGGTCCCGTCGGGGTGGTGCTGCGGCCCCCACTTGGTGAACTGCCGCTCGCGCTCCTCGCCGATGTCGGCGAGCACGGCCTCGGTGGAGGCAGGAGCTTCGGTGCTGAACCGGCCGGTGCCGCTCACGAGGCGGCCACCGCTGCCAGCCGGGCCTCGCGGACCGACTTGGGTTCGCCGTCACCCTCCAGCGTCACCTTGAACATGGTCCCGGCGGCGGTGTGGAAAATGACAATGCCCTCGGCAGGCGTGCCGCTGATGTTGGACCCGGCCCGGCGCAGGTGGTCGAGGCAGCCGTCGATGGCGTCCTGCGACCACGGCCCCTCATAGAGCTTCGGCACGGTGCCGACCTCGGGCAGGGACATCTCGGCGAACGCGACGGGCTCGTATCGGGCGACGTTGAACAGGGCGAACCGGCGGTCGGTCAGCCCGTAGCCGCGCTGGATGCCCTTGCCGTACCACTCGCCGAAGTGCAGGCCGGTGCCGAGCGCGTACGCCAGCTCCGCCTGATGGTCGAGGACCCAGCGGGCGAACCCGAAGTTGTCGTCGGCGGGGGTGATGAGCCGGGTCCGGGACTGCGCGTACGCGAACCCGTCCTCGGTGATGCCGATGGCGGCGTTGGTGCCGTCCACCTTCTCCGTGATGACAATGTCACGGTTGAGCCGGGCCAGCTTGGGCCACGGCTTGAACTCGATGTCGGTCACTTCGCTCCTTCTGCGGCACGCCGCTTGTTCTCACGCCGCTCGACCGCGAGGGTCAACAGCTTCGACGGCTGCGGTGTCCGGGCGACCCGCAGGATGACGGCCCGATGGCGACGCTGCCGTCGGGTCTTGGGGAACAGGAACTTCTGCTGGTCGAAGTGGCGCCGCGCGTAGCGACGGGGCAGGTCGGCCGGGAGCCCGAGCGCCTGCTGGTCCCACTTCCAGATGGAGCCCCACAGCTTGGCCCAGCGCCGGGTGGCGCGGTTGTGGAGGGCGGGCGACTCCCAGACCTCGGCCGGTGTCAGCAGCGCGGGCGGCTTGGGCTTGTCGGGCGCCTGCTCGCTCCGAGCGAACGGGTTGCGGATGTTCAGCTTCACGATAGCCACTCCTTCGAGACGATGCTCGGCTTCCAGATGACCTGAGCGTTGAGGTACTGCTCGGACTGGCCCATGCCCTCCATGGCACGGGTCCCGGCGACCATGACGACATTGTCATTCTCGCCGAGCCAGAGCCCGATGGTCTCGACGGTGGCGACGTCGGTCGGGATTTCCGACATGAGCATCCAGCCGTCGTGCGCCGCGAGCCCGCTGTCAATCCAGCGCACCCGGACGGCGCGACCGAGGTCAGCGTCCTCGCTGATGGACTCGGCGATGACCGCTTCGAGCGGGTCCGCCTTGAACTGCTCGGGGAGGATGGACTCACCCATCGAGCCAGTCCCGCATCCCGCCGAAGTCCTGCCCGACGGGCTGGACCCAGCTCTTGGCCTGCGCCCACATGCGAGCCCGCTCGTCCTTGTTCGGCAGCCGTCCGGCCTCCTTCATGCGGGCGTCGCGCACCGCAGCGACCGAGTCGGGGCTGAGCCTCGACGTGGCCTGCGCGTAGAGCGCATCGACCCGAGCCCACTTGGCGGCCAGCGCCTCGGCGGTCTCGGGGATGGGGATGAATTCGTCGGTCATGCGTGCTCTCCTCTCAATTGCAATTGGTGTGCTCGGCTGCGGTAGCCCTTCCGCACCCCCGGGAGGAGGCAGAGGCGGGAGGGGCTACCGGAGCCGAGCACGGTGGCTCCGGGTTGAACTAGCGGCGGCCGTACGGTCGCTTGAACTTCCAGACCAGCAGGTAGGCTGCGGTCCCGATGGCGGCCAGCAGGAACAGCGTGCCGTTACTCGGTGCGGAAGGGGTCGTGGTGGGCTCGGTGTCCGTCGGCGGCGCCGTCACGGTGACGACAGGCGGGACCGACGAGGACGTTGTAGGGGTGGGGGTCGGGCTGGAGGGCGTCGATGACGGCGCCGGGGTCTCGCTCGGAGACGTACTCGGCGAGGGCAGCGGCGTCGGCTCGACGCTGGGCTCCGCGCTGGGCGTGGGCGAGGGCTCGACGGACGGCTCGACGGACGGTGTTGCGGATGGCTCGACCTCCTTCGGGGTGCACACGATGATGTGGCTGATGTCCTTGTTGGACGCCGTCAGGTAGAGGTTGCCGGGCGTCGGGTCCACGAACACGTCGTTGACGAGAGCCGACTTCAGGATGAGGGCGACGTAGTCGCCGGGGCTGAGGACGACGCCGTCCGTGCCGACCCAGAGGTCCACGGGCGCCGACTGGTCGAACGGCTCGTACTTGACGCACGTGGCCGGAACGTCGAACTGGTTCTCCCAGTTCTCGGCATGGTTGCCGTCGCTGCCGCCGGGATAGGCGGATGCGCTGCCCGCGAGGGCGATGGCGAGGACGGCCCCGAGGACCGCTGCGGTACGGATGAGCTTCAAGGCTTTCCCCTTCGTGGTGGAGCTATCTTGCTCCTGTGGTGAAGTGTAGCACGTCTTGTCAACTACACTAGACTCCCCCAACACGACGTCCGTGCAGTGGTGGCGGCTGCGCCAGTGGTCAGCGAGGGGCGGGCGCTCGGCCAGCCGGTCCCGCCACGTCTGGCCGCTCATGCGTCGAGGACCATGCCCCGGAACCGGACGTAGCCGCCCCGGTCCAGCGTCAGGCCCTTGCCGAAGTTGACCGTGGTGTCGGGCTCGGGCAGGAACTCGCCCTGCACCAGCTCCTTGTACGTGGCCGGGTTCAGGATGCCCATGACCTGCCGGTCCATCTCGGCCGCCGCGTTCTCGCCGATGCGCTGCGCGGCCTGCCTAATCATGTCAGCGGTGAGGACGCTGCCCGATTGCAATGCGTCCTTCGGGACCTCGGGGTCGATGGAGTAACTGCCGGTGTACCCCGCCAGCTTTGCAACGGCCGCGATGTCAGCGTCGGTCGCCCCGGCCGCGCGGAGCTTGGCCTTGGCCTTGTCCTCCTTGGTGGCTGACTCGGCCGCAACGGCCAGCTCGTTGAGGCGGGACACCGCTCGGGCATCCTCGACCTTGGCGCCCTGCGACACGGCGTACGCCTCGGTCCCCTCGTTGCACTGCCAGCAGTCGGCGTGCTTGCAGGGCTGGCGGCACAGGCCGGAGCACAGGTTCCCGGAGTGCGGCACCATCGTCATCGGAGCACCAGCGCGAGCGTCCACACGGTGAGCGCCCACGGCAGCATGTCGGCCACGTGCTGTCGGGCCTTGAAGGTGCCGCGCGAGTTCAGGACTGCCGACCACAGCATTACAATGACGCCAGCTCCGAGCACAGCTCGGGCGATGGTGCCATCGAACCCCAACAGCGCGAGCAGGCCGAGCAGTCCCGGCGCCCACAGCAGGGGGAGGAGCATGACCATGGCGGTCTACCTCTCGAACTTGTTGCAGTCGGGGCAGCCGATGTAGGGGCGCCCGGCCTTGGAGGTCTTCCCGATGCCGGGCTTCCCGTGGTCGGGGCAGACCCAGTCGGTGACGGGCGGCTCGGCCGCCGTCGGGTGGAGCAGATGGTCTTCGGCGTCGGGGTGCTTGAAGGTGGCCTCCTGCGCCGCCTTCTGCTTGGCCTCGAAGTCGCGGGCGAACGCCTTCGCGTCACCCTCGGCCTCGCGCGCCTTTCGCTCTGCGTCGAGGTCCACGACCTTGTCGTCGGTGGAGTCGCCGAGATAGGTTCCGCTCACCATGACGTCGATGCCGTCGGCAATTGCAATGGCGTCCACGGCGAACTTGCGTAGCGCCTTGGCGTGGTTGTGCAGCGCCTCGTTCGACATGAACACGCCGACGTCGTTCGGCAGCGGCAGCTCGGCGGCTCCGGCCTCCCCCGCCACGGGGGTCAGCTTGCGGGCCTCGGTCTTCTTTCCTTGCATGACCTCAGCGGTCAGTGCGGCGAGGGCGGACTGCCCGCCCTTCTTCTCGTCGGTCATGGCTTATCTCCAGTCGCTAGGTGCGCTGCCCGAGACGGACTCGGTGAACAGCGCGGTGGGGTGTTCGTTGGTGAGCAGGAAGCGGGCGAGGGCAATCTCCCCGAAGAACGCGAGGCTCACGTCCTCACGATACTCGAAGCTGTCAACCTCCCACCCGTCCGGGCGGATTTTGATGATGTTCCCGTGCATCGTGGCACGGAGGAGCTTGCTCAGGCGGTCGTCAATCTGGTCGCCCGACCCGATGAACGTCCCGGCGAGGTAGGCGGTGCCCTGCACCACGTGGCCGGTGTACACGTCGGGGCTCGTCTTCCAGTCGCCCAGTGACAGGCGCCCGCCGATGGCCGCGATGATGGCGGTGTTGATGCGCCCGGCGTCGGCCTCCTTCTGCCAGTAGTCGGAGCGGTTGGCCTCGGACGGCGGGAGGAACCAGAGCAGGACGTCGGCGGACCCGGCGTACCCGACCTTCAGGTTCCAGACCTGCGGCTCCTGCGCGAGGATGACGAACGGCACGGCCGACCGCATCTCCCAGTAGTTGACCATGCAGTTCCCGACGAAGTCGATGTCCTCGTCGGTCACGGTCGGCAGCACCTTGCGCTTCTCCTGACCCCACTGCTGGTCGAAGTACCAGCGGATGATGTCCTCGGAGAGCTGCTTCATCGGCACGCCAATTTCAATGAGCTTGTGGGTCACGCTCCCTCGAACAGCGGCGATGTCGCGCGGCTCGTCGGCGGTGGATTGGAACCACTCGCGCAGGTCGCGTAGCTGCTGCTCGTCGCCGTTGGTGGCCAGCATCCGGGTGACGAACTCGCCGGGGAACGGGCCGTCTTTCTTGTAGCCCTTGACCAGCCGCCCTCGGGTGGACTTGGAGTAGTCGCGCCACTCCGCCCGGCGCTGGCCGATGGCGAGGTTCGTCAGGTTGTTGTTCTGCCATCGCTGGAGCTGGTACGGGATGCCCACCACGCTCCGGGCTGCGGTCACGCTGATGACCATGGCTCGCTCAGTTGCGCCGTACTCGCGGTGGAGGTCGGTGTCCCCGCCCGGCCACTCGTACATGCGGAACCCGGCGGCGTTGGAGCTGGCGTTGACCGGCATTACAATCCCGCCCGCTCTCGCGCTGTGGCTGTAGAGATGAGGCCCACGTTGAGCTGCTGCATGGTGGACATGAGCATGGCCATGGCCTGCACGCTGTCGGGCTTCAGAGCCGGGTCGTCCCATGACGCGCGGTCCCGGGTCCAGCACCGGCTGAACTTGGGGATGCCCAGCAATCGGGCGGCAGCGTCGAGGTCCACCTGCTCGCACGGGGGGAGCCGCTTCAGGCTATCGACGTGGTTGGCTTCAGCGACTTCGCACGGGGAGTCGCCGGTCGTGTACCACGTCCCGCCGCAGAGCGTCTTCCCGTTCTCGTACTTGTGCAGCACGACCGGGTCGCTCGGGTCCACGCCGCTCACTTGATGAGCCTCCGATTGGGGCGGCCAGAGTCGCGGACGGCCCACTCGTTGGGGTCGATGCCATCGGCCTGTCGCGCGCCGCCGATGGGCGGGCGGTACGGGGCGCCGTGCTCGCGGCACACGTTCCACTTCGGACCCTGCGAGTTGCCGAACTGGATTTCCACGACGCCCTCCCACGGGCACGGGTTGATGTCGCGCTCGTCCGGTGACTCCGGGCGACGGCAGCCGATGAGGCGATGCACTGCGGCGAGGTCAGCGGCAGAAGCGCGCTCGCGCTCGACGGTACCCGGGACGGTGGTCTCGGCCGTGCGCCCGAAGGTCCCCTGCTGCAAGTGCGGGAGGGGCGCCCGGAGTTGGGCTTCGACCTGCTCGCCGACCAGCTTTGCGACCTCGTCGCTGAACAGGTTGCTCACGCGACGGAGTCGGTGAGCGCGAGCATTGCAATGGCGAGGAGCGCGAAGAGTAGAGCTGGCGTCCAGACGGACCCGAGGCCGATGGCCACGAAGGCGATGAGGAACAGCGTGGGCCGACGGACCCGGCTGCCGCCCTGCCCCGTGACAGCCGTGGCGTAGAACTCGTGGCCGGACTCGATGATGTCCTTCACCTTGGCGCCGATGGCGTTGGGCTCAGGCTTCTCGATGTGCGTCGTCACCATCTGGTGTCTCCTTTCGCTGACGGGGGTTCACCCAGTCGTTGCCGGATGCGTCGCGGGGGCATCCGATGTCATGCGTCTGGTGCGGGCAATACTGGCGACCGCCCGTCGAAGTGACGTACATCTTGCCATGTCCTGCGACGGGGCACAAGTCCCCATCGCCGAGGTCGTGGTAGTCGCTCGTCCGACGGAATGCCTTGCCCGCTGGCTTGGCGATACGGGCCAGCCGCTCGCGCGGGCTGACCCCCGTGTCAACCGGGGCGCGGAGTCGGGACTCCTCCCGCTCCGTGTCGAGGTTGGTGTCCTTCGAGGCCCGGCTCATTGCAATTAGACCTCGGGGTCTTCGGTCAGAGACGGGCGGGTTCCCGTCACGGCGGCCACGGCGGCGATGAGCGCGGCTCGGTCGTTGGCGCTGATGACCTTCTGGAGGTCCATGCTCGCGTGGACCACCTGCACGAGGAGCTTGACGTCGCCCGTCAGGGCCACGGCCTGCTGGGCCTCGGGTCCGGTCATCCCCTGCATGAGGGCCAACATCTCGGGGGTGGTGAGCAATTCCTTGAACTGCTCGTAGGTGGATTTGATGTCCTGCACCTTCTCGGGCAGGGAACGCTGCTGTGCCATGCGACTACTCTACTCCCTTCAACCCAGGATTGTCCAGCGGGGTGTGCGTGTGGGTGTCGTGGTAATCCTCGTACTGGCGGCGCCACGCCTCGTGGTTCATGGCCGCCTCGCCCGGGAGATGCCCCTTCGTGTGCCGCTCGGGCAGAGGGCCAGTGCTCTCCGCCCACGCGACCTCGCCCCCGCTGATGGACCGGGGCTCATTGGCTGACCAGCTCCGGCCGGTCTTCACCTGCATTTCAATATCCTTCCACGGTGACGGTACCCTCGAACGGATGCTCGGGGTCCTCTCGCTCGGTGGCCAACTCGGCCTCGACATCGCGCTTGGCTCGGTGCGCGCCACAGGTCCCGGCGCGGCAGGATGCGCACCACGTCTCGCCGGGCTTCGGGAACGCGGCGTTCCACATGGCGCGGAACCCGCCCTCGGCCTCGCCCGACTGGCTGCCCCGGGTCGGCAGCCCGAACGCGTGCTTCAGGTCCACGTGGGCCGACAGGGCCTCGCCGTCTCGCGGCGTGGACCACGACCCTCGATGGATGTCGGCGACGACAAGCCGCTCGACCGCATCGAGCTGACGCTGGGTGAGCGGCATTACAATCCCCTCGGCTTCATGTGGGGGTCCTTGACGAACTCGTGCTCGGCGGGGTTGGCGCAGCCGCGCTCGCCGTTCGACATCCGGCGCATGTCCCGCTCGCACTCCTCGGCCGTGTAGCCGATGACGCGCCACGGGAGCCGCAGGTCGATGACGCCTGCCGTGATGGTGTCGCTGACCTCGTTCATGCACTGGTTGCAGAACCGGAACTCGGACCCGCCGCCCGACCCGCGCTCGTCACGCGAGCCGATGTTCAGGATGGCCACGACCTCGGGGTCCTCTTGGTTGACGGACCGGGAGCGACGGCACCCATTGCAGGATGACGTGCGCTCCCAGCCCTCGGCCGCTCGGACCTCGGCGTGGACCTTGGCGAACGGCTTCGTCATGGCCGCACCGCGACGGACGTCTGGTCCGCTGCCCGGTGCGCCGCCTCGACCATGGCTTCGGCCACGGCGAGCGCCTGCGCCGCGCTGTACTTGTTGCCGCCGATGGTGACGTAGACCCGCCCGAACTGGTCGGGCTTCGGGGTCGTCACCTGCTCCTTGACCTTGTCGAGCCCGGCCACCGAATTGTAATCGGCGCGCTTCGAGCCCCAGTTCTCTCTGGTGTAGGCGAGGTCGCGGGCCTCGGCCTCGATGCGCCGGGCCGTGGCCAAATGCTCATTGGCCCGTTCCTTGGCCGCGATGTACCCGGCCACGTTCAGGGCCACGACGCCCGGGGTCTCGGGTGCGAACTCGGCGTCACGCCCGGCGTAGTTGCCCTTGGTGATGGCGGACTTGACGGAGCGCCCGTGCTCGGGGCACAGGAACGTGACGTAGTCCACCTTGACCTTGCTGGAGTCGTGCCACTCGATGAACACGCCCGCAGCGGCGGGGGTCGGGACCTCCTTGGAATAGTAGGACCGGCTGGAGCCCTTCTCATAGTGGCGGCTCGTGCTCGCGCACGCGACCTCCCCAGCGAAGACCCCTTCGGTGATGCGCTCGACCTGCTCGGTCTCGCGAATGCGCTTGGCGTAGTAGATGCTCACGCGGTGCCTCCTGTCCAGTCGATGACTCGGTCCACTCGCAGGACCTCGGGGGTGAAGTCTTGGTCCCAGCTCCGGCGGAGCATGGCCGTAATTGCAATGTTGTCTCGGGCGATGACGACAAGGGTGTCGCCGTTGGTGGCCTTGTCATCCTGCCGCCCGTTCCAGCGGCCAAGCGACTCGGGGAGCCGGGCGACGATGAGCGCCGCTGCTCCCTCGATGTCCTCGGTGCGGAGCCGGGCGAGGATGACGCTCGCGGGCTGCGGCATCTTCTGCCCCAGTGCCACGAGCGACTTCTCGGTGTGCCGGTGTACCAGCATCTCAGTTGCTCCACGCTCGGGAGTTGACGCCACAGGCCCAGTGGTGAGGGCGCCCGTCTCGGGGCGAATTGCAATCGCAGCCGATGCCGAACTGGCGTCGGACCGCGAGCATCTTGTGGCGCTGGATGCGGAGCGCCCGCTCGATGGCTTCGTGCATCTCAGTGTTCGACCATCTGGTCGTGGTTGCCGTCGATGTAGCCGCAGTCGTCGCAGAGCGTATCCTCGACGCGCTGGGTGTGCTTGCAGGACTGGCCGCCGAACTTCCACGCGGGGCACGGGCAGTAGAAATAGGTGCCGCCGTTCTTCGTATCGTAGCGGCGCTCGACGTGCCACGGCTGACGGCCAGAGCCGACGATGTCCCACGTGTTGGTGATGACCACCTTGCTGAAGGTGCCGTCGGACTGGAGCACGTCGGGCGTGGCGCCCATCAACTTCTGGACGGCGGCGAGGTCCGCCTTGCTCGGGGTGGGCATCACAGACCCTCCGCCGTGCACGCCTTGCAGCGGCGCGGATTTGCGATGGTGCGGACGCCGTCGTCGCAGGTCGGGCACGCGGTGCCGGGGATGCGAGTGTCGTCCGCCCGGGACACACGGTCCAGAGCGTCATTGACGCGAACCGTGATGCCCATAGCGGCGGCCCGATTGGTCTCGCCGCTCGTGTCGGGCATGAGGTCCATCATGCGATACCTCCGTGGTGGGTCCTCTAGTAGGACCGCGTACGCGCGACTCTAGTCTACATCTCACACCATGTCAAGGGGGTACTTTCGGCGGGGCGGGTTGTTCCCGGCGGGGGAATTGCAATGTTCGGCGAGCCCCAGCTCCAGCTCGGCGAGCTGGTGCGTTCGAGCACCGCCCTCGAAGGCGCATTGCAATCGCTCCTCCGGGCTCCTCGTCGTAGTTCTTCAAGCGCCATTGCAATGCCCGGCGCGTGTTGTTCCGGGCATGAAAACGCCCGGGCCATCTCTGACCCGGGCGCTGGTTGGGTGTGGCCGGGAGGGGTCCCGGCCCTCCCGCTACTGGCGGACGATGGGCACCGCCACCGCCCACGTGGGGGTCGCTCCGTTGGCCACGTACCGGCTGCCGGTGACGTTGGCCCCGATGATGACCGGGACGCCCGGGTCGCTGCCCCACGGAGTGTCGCAGTCGGTGATGACGATGACGGCCCGGTTGCCGTCGGCCACCGCTCGGGCGATGCCGACATCCATCCGGGTCCCGCCGCCGCCGCCGATGCGCTCCGGGACGGTGGACCCGTAGTCCGTGACCCGGGTGTCGCAGCCGTAGACCCGGACGTCCGCAATGCGCTTGATGAACGCGGCAGCGGCCACGGCCATTTCAATGTCCATCGGGGTGATGGACCCGCTCGTGTCGATGACGATTGCCGCGCTCGGCCGCTGGCCAGTCCAGCGCGGGACCATCGCCCCGCCCATGTCCCGGATGTCACGGCGGCCCGGCCATGTCCACGTGGTCGGTGCGCCGACCTGCGACATGCTCCGGGACACGACCGTCGCCAGCGCCCGGTACCATGCGGCCCGGTCGATGTCGAGTTCGCGCTCGGCCCATTCGCGGAGCGCATCGCCCGGAGCGTCGCCCCGACCGCCACCGTAGGCGGATTGCAATACGTTCTGCGCCGCTTCGTGCCGTGCGTCCTCGCCACCGTTGGCCGCCCCGCTGCCGGGCTGGCGAGCGTCGCCCGCTTCCCAGTCTCGGGGGGTCCCATCGGCTGCGCTGCCGCAGTCGGTGGGGTCCTGCGTGGCGGTCCCGGCGCCGCTGCCGGACCCGTCGCCCGGCTGGCCGCTGCCGCTGCCGTCGCCCTCGCCCTTGTCAGGGTCGGGAGTCTGGCCGCCAGCGGCGCCGTAGTAGACCTCGGCCGCTAGCCCGTCCGGCAGTCCCAGCGTGGCGGGATAGACCGCCCCGTCAGGTAGCCCGGCGAGCCGTTGGTTGATTTCGGCATCCCCCGCGACGTTCCATTGGCCATGCTCGCGACCATTGCACCGGCCCGCGTGGTCCAGTAGCAGGTGCTCCAGTTCGTGGATGATGACGGCGCCGCGCTCGGCGTCCGTCAGTCCGGCGGAGAACGTCGGATTGTAATGTGTGACCCATTCGGTGGACGTCGCGAACGTCGAGACTTTGGGGTCGGCCACGATGCGCAAGCGCAGGACGCTGGCCGCGTAGTACGGGTGCGTGTCGAACGTCCGTTCGATACCGGCGTTGATGAGCGGGTCCGCGTGGTACCGGGTCACGATGCCACCGTCCCGCTGAAGTCGATGCCGGTCGCTTCGATTGCGGCCACGAGACCGGCCACGCCGACCGCGAAGTCTGGACCGCGCTGGACCATGCGCCGGGCCGCCACGGCCACGACCGCAGGGTCGATTTTGACGGCTGCCACGAGCACGTCCAGCGTGCGCGGCAGCGTGTCGGGGGTGGCCGCTTCGCATAGGGCCGTGATGGTCGCCACGAACGCGTCCTGACGGGTCGGCAGCGGCGCCGTCCCGGCGAGCACATCGGCCACGGTCGGGAGGTCCCGCTTCGCAGCCCATCCGGCGAAGACTCGCGCGGCGCCATCGCCGACCGCCAGCCCGGCCAAATTGTAATCGCCGGTCGTGTCCACGAGCCGGGCCGCATTCGTCCACGAACGCGGGCTAGGCCACGCCCCGGACCGTGCGCGATGGTCCGTCGGGACCGCCAGCAGTTGGTCCGGGACCTGAGCGTGATACTCGGCCAGCAGTCGCAGGGTCGGGCTAGTCTGAGCGGCGGCCCATGCGGTCCAGTCCGCCGTCGGGACTGGCCAGTCGATGTGAACCCAGCGGTTGGCCATGGCCGGTGCGAGCGCCCATCCGCCGACCGCAAGGTCCGGGGGATTGGCAGCGGCCACAATGCGGGTGTCGTCCGGGAGGGTCCAGCCGTCAGCGCGGCGGGACTGGACCACGCCCAGCAGCGGCGCCGCGATGACCTCCGGGACCGTGGTCAGTTCGTCCAGAAATAGGATGGTTGCTTCGCCCCGGTCGTGCGCTTCGTTGATGCGCCGCGCCCAGCCCGGGATGGTCGCTTCGGTGCGCTTGCGGTCCTCTGACGGCATCGGGATGCCAAGAATGGTCGTGGGGTCCTGAGCCGACGCGATGACGACCTCCAGATACGCTCCGCGCTCGATTGCAATTGCTTCGATGGTCGCGGTCTTCGCGGTCCCGGGTGCGCCCAGCAGCAGGGCCGGGACGTTCGCGTCGATGGCTGCCGCCAGTTTCTCGGCTGCCGTGGTCGTGGCCATGGTTCGTGCTCCGTTCGTGCTCGTGGTTGCGTTGATGTCTTGCGCTGGCAGGACTGCCACCGCTAGACCTTGCGGGAGTAGGTGCGCCGTGCGCTCGGGATGAACGGGACGCCGTCGAGACCGCACACGATGCCGGTCCCGTTGGTCCGGGCGATGGCGCCGGACGTCATGCGGGCGACTGCGCCGCAGTTGGGGCATTGCAATTTGACCTGACGGTCGGGCTGGACAATGCCGGTGTGCGCCGCTCCGTGTCGGCATCCCGGGATGGCGCATTCGTGCTCCGTCCCGATGTGCTTCGGCTCGGCGTCGCGGGCCGCTTGACCCTCGGCCCGGTTCGCTTCGGCCGCCTCTGCGCGGACCTCGGCCAGTTCGTCCGCCGTGGCGACCTCGGCGTCCGGTGCGATGGCGCCCAGTTTGACGGCTGCCGCGATGTCGGCTGCCGTGGCGCGCTTGCGGTTCGTGCTCGATGCCATCTCGACATCTCCCGTACGTGTCCCGGCCCGGTGTGGACCGCTGGACTGCGTCCAGCATACCCCGGGCGATGACAATGTCCATACCCCCGGGGGGTATGCGGGCCGAGTAGGTGGTGTCGGCTGGCACCGCCTATAGAACGGGTGTGCACTTTGTGTGTGTGTGTCGTGGTGTCCGGCGTGTCCGTGGTCATGGTGCCACGGTGCGAACGGCGCGCGCGGGCCGGGATTGGGCCGACTTGTGGCGACCCCCGGGGGTGGGGGTGGTTTCAGCGGTGGCGGCGTGCGGGCGGACATGCAGCCACCTGCCTCCACTGAAATTTCAATGGCTGAGCGTGAGGGACCCCCCAAAACGGCAAAAAGTGGAGGCAAGGGGTCCACTCAGAGGTAAACTTTCTAGCTCAGTTCTCGTGAAGGGGTTTTTCTACAAACTGCCTCCACTGCCTCCACTGCCTCCACTCCGAAAAATCGACCAATTTGGGACCCCTTGACGAGTGTCGAGCAATGTGCATAATAGCGATAGACCCCGGCACTACACCCGGGCTGGTCGAAAGGAGACCACGTGAACATCCCGCAGCCGACAAGCGGCTCAGGGTTCATCCCTGAAATCGAAGACGGCCTTTTCATCGCCGACTTCACCACCATCGAGCCCGAGGAGCACCCGGACTGGGCGGTCGAGAAGGACAGCTTCGGCAAGCCCGACGACGGGCGACGCTTCCGCTGGTACTTCACCATCCTCGATGACGAGGGCGCGCCCGCCATCGCGCCGAACGCCGAGGACCCGGACGACGAGCTGGTGCTCCACGCGCTGACGCGCAACATGAGCAACCACGAGAAGTCCAACGCCACCGCCCTGATGAAGGGCCTGTGCTCGCCCGCCGAGTTCAAGCTCTGGGAGACCGGCGACGTCGCCGCTCTGGTCGGTGCGTTCGGCGCCTCGCGTCGGGTCCACGTCAAGGTGGCCCACAGCGAGAAGGGCTACCCGCAAATCGAGGCGACCCTCGGCCCGGTCAAGGCGAAGGCGGGCAAGTAGGCCATGGACGTCACCATCGCGGTGACGGTCACTCGCGACGACGGCACCGTCCTCACCCGGACGGAGTCGTACGGGAACGGCGGACGGTGGGTTCTCAACCGCCCCCGCCGCCTGACCCGAGCCGAGGTCCGCAAGGGCATCGACGCGCGGGTGGCCGCCGCCCTGAACTCCATGGGGGTGCGCTGATGCCCGCCAAGGCGCACACCTACTCCACCGAACAGGCGGCAGCCAAGGTCGGATGCAACCCGGAGACCATCCGGCGAGCCATCCGCGCCAAGGAGCTGCTGGCCACCCGAGAGCCGACCAAGAGGGGACGTGGCTACACCATCCTCGCGGCGGACCTCGCAAGCTGGCTCGACAAGCGTCGAGTCGGGTAAGCTATCGTCGGCTCGCTCCCCGGGTATTGCACGTGGTCGCACCACGCCGCAGCCGGGGGCGGGACCTGCCCCGGGCGCAGTGACTATTAGGCCATGGCCGAGAGTCGGACACGCCCGGGGCCTGCATCCCATGAAGGAGACCCCTTGACCAACCCCATCCTCACGATGGCGGCGCTCGAATACACCAAGGCCGGACTGCACGTCCTCGCCCTCGAAGGAAAGAAGCCCAACGGCCGCGTGCACGGCGAGAGCTGGTCGTACGAGGACAGCTTCCACGGTGAGGTCACGGACCCGGCCGAGATGGAGGCACTGGACCGGGCGTTCAGCAAGGAACTCGGCACCACCGGCATTGCAATCCTCATCCCGCCGGAGTTCGTCGTCGCTGACGTGGACACCGAGCGCGCGGCCGAACTCCTGCTGTCGCTGGGGTTCGAGGCCAACGAAGACACCATCGCGGCCCAGACCAAGAACGGGCTGCACGTGTGGTTCTGGTGCCCGGGGGCAGACAAGAACCGCTGGCTCGGCGACGGCGAAGAGCCGAACCCGAACCGTACCCTCCTCTTCAAGGGGCTCGGCGGATACGTCGTCGCGCCTCCCTCGCTCCACTTCGGCGCCGACGGCGAGCAGGATGGCCAGTATGTCTGGGCCGCAAACTCGCTCGTCGTCGGCGGCCGACTCCACATGCCCGACGTCATCCCGGACGGGGCGTATCGCAGGTTTCAGGTGCAGGACCAGCTCGCCGAGCTGAAGCCCCCGAAGGAACAGACCTCGCATTTCAATCTGGTCCCGAACGACGGCCACTGGGGGACATGGGAGGTCGTCTGGTCCTTCGCGACCGAGGGGCTGGAGCAGGCCATCATCAACGCGGCCGACGGCAACCAGAACAACGTCATCCACTGGGCGGCTATGACAGCGCGCGAAGAGGGTGTACCGTATGACGTCGCAATGACTCGACTCCTCGAAGCCGCAATCAAGGGAGGCCACCCTCGCCAGCGCGCCCGCGACACCATCAAGGGCGCGTACAAGCGTGGGTAAGCTGCCGCCCAAGCCCGACTTCAAGATGCACCAGTCGTCGCGGGACGACTACTTCGCGAAGCTGCTGTCCATGAACGCCCCCATCGGGCTCGGCGACCGGGTCCGCTACGACCACTCGACGCAGCTCTGGCACATCTGGAACGGCATCCGCTGGGCGCCGGACCGGAAGACCGAGATGTTCGACCTCATCCGGGGCCAGCTCATGGTCTGGGGCAACGACCACGAACTAATCAAGGACCGGGACGACTGGAAGCTCTTCGGCCCGCTCTTCGACTACAACAAGAAAGTCGCCGTCCTGAAGACGCTCGCGTCGTTCGACGGCATTGCAATGTCGGGCGAGGAGTGGGACCGGCAGCCCGAGCTGATGGGGTTCAACAACGGGGTGCTCGACCTGCGGACCCTCGTGCTCGACACCAACCCGGCCCCCGACCTCCTCATCTCGCGCTCGACCGGCGTGGACTGGGACCCGAAGGCGGACGTCAAGCCGTTCGTCGCGTTCGTGGACGACATCATGGGTCACGACTCCGACATCCGGGACTACCTCCTGCGCGTGCTCGGGTACTCGATGCTCGGCACCAACCGCGAGCAGCAATTCTGGATGTGGGTCGGGCAGGGCCAGAACGGCAAGGGCGTGCTTGCTCGCACGGTGGCCGCCGCTCTCGGCGACTACGCCGCGACCCCGCCGGACACCCTGTACATGAAGTCCAAGTGGGGCTCGGCGTCGAGCGACAAGCCCCGGCCGGAGCTGCTGAAGCTGGAGGGCGCGCGGTTCACCTACATGTCGGAGCCGCAGGGCGGGCAGTTCAACGAGGAGATGCTGAAGGCTCACACCGGCAACGACCCGATTGAGGGTCGGACGCTCTACGCGAAGACCTTCAAGACGTTCCAGCCCACCCACAAAATCGTCTTCCTGACCAACAACCCTCCACGGACGGACGACGTCGGCCCCTCCATGCAGCGCCGCGTGCGCATCGTGTGGTTCGAGCAGGACTACCGGGACCCCTCGCGTAACGACAAGGACATCGAGGACAAGCTGAAGACCGTCCCGGCGCTCCAAGGTGCGCTCCGGGTGATGGCCGTGGCCGCCAACGAGTATCTGGCGCAGGGGCTCGTGGAGCCGCAGAAGGTGCTCGACTGGTCGAGGGCCTACATCGAGGAGAACGACCCCCTCCAGACCTTCATCGTGGAGCAGTGCGTGCTCGAACCGGCCTCCGAGCTGGCCGCCGGGCAGGCGTGGAAGGCGTTCGAGGGCTGGTGCGAGCGCAACGGCGTCGAGAAGCTGTCGCACACCGGCTTCGGGCTCGCTATGGCGCGCAAGTTCACGAAGAAAGTGCGCAACACCGGCAACTTCTACCTCGGGCTGCGCCTGAAGAACTCGACGGATGCGACAGATGACGACGAATAACGACATCCCGCTACAGCCTGATACAGAATTCGGGCTCCGCCGGTCGGTTCAGATGCTCAAAGAGGACCCGAAAGCCGCTCGCGAGGCGTTCAAGGCCGCCGGAAAGGCGTTCTGCCCCCATTGTGGGGTCAAACACCGCACGAAAACCCCCGATGAGTGCCAAGACGAGCACATGTCGGAGCGGACCCTCCAAAACCGGGTCGTTGCCCGGGCCAAGTCGCGCGGCTGGGTCGTGAAGCACGTCGGAAAGGGCATGACGGGGGCCGAGGGCGTCTGGGTGTCCACCGCGAAGAACTTCCCGGACCTGTTCATGCTCCACGAGGGCCAGCGCCGGGCGCTCGCCATCGAGCTGAAGCGCGAGAAGGGCGAGTACGAGCCCGGACAGCTCGAATACCTCCAGCTCCTCAACGTCTGCGGCATCGACGCCGTGACCATCCGGCCGCATCACTTGCGGGACGGCACCGTCAATGCCATCCTTGGTGCCCGATGACAATTGACATCCGCTGCACCGTGTGCAAGTACCCCGACAAGCGGCGCCTTATCGAGCTGGGCTGGAACGACGGCATGGCCGCCGCTGACCTCGCGCGCCAGTTCGAGGGCCTGACGAGCGCGGCCATCACCAAGCACCTGAAGCAGCACGCCGAAGGTCTCCCAGCGTCCCGCCGCGTGGACGTCGAGCCTGTGACGCCCGCTCGGGAGCGCGTGCTCGCCCTCCAGCGATTGCAATTGGACGAGGTCGAGCGCCGCATCAACCTCGCCAAGCAGCGGGCCGACGAGCTGAACGCCGTGCTGGACGAGCTGGAGGCGGCCGGGGCGGAGGGCGCCGCCGAGACTCCCCGCCACGACTGGTCGGAGTTCACCGACATCCTCGGCAAGGACATGCAGGCGGCCATCGGCTCCATCCTGAAGATGCAGGGGCTCACCGACAAGCGCGAGAAGGCGACCTCCGAGCTGAAGCTCGGGCTCTTCGACTCGATGCTGAAGGCCGGTTTGGCGCCGAAGGCTATCTCGGGCGCTATTAGCCTCCCGCAGCTACCCCCGGGCGACCCCCCGGGCGCTCACGGCGAGCCGACGCAGGGCGACGATAGTGACTGACTGGGTCAAGGAGTTCGAGCGGTGCAAGTGGGACCCCATCCGGTTCGCCCGGGTGTTCCTCGGCATCAAGCTCCACCCGGGCCAGAAGCGGATGATTGAGGCGTACATCGCCCGGACCGACTCGCGCTGGCGCGCTCTCTACTACTGGGTCATGGTGGCCGCCGGGAACCGCGCCGGGAAGACGCTCGCCCTGTCCGTCATCATCCTGCACTCGTGCGTCTACCGCATCGGGCTGGAGCCCCCCAAGGCCGACGCCAGCGAGTACGAGCTGAAGCGGTTCGCCTCTCTGCCGTACCATTGGTGGCACTTCGCCGTGGAGCAGGCCCCGGCCGAACAGGTGTTCTCCGAAATCATCAACCTGCTGGGCGGCTCGCACGCGGCGCAGAAGCAGGGGTGCCCGTGGGCCGACGCGGTCGGCGGCGCCGAGAAAATCTGCAAGGCCACACAGACCGACGGCGTCCCGTGGACGCAGGGCTCGAAGGAGCGCGGCGAGTACGCGTGGCTCATCTTCGCGCCCGAGCTGGGCGGGGCGCAGGTCCACTTCCGGTCCACCAAGGCCAAGGCCCTGTCGGCCATCGGGCAGAACATGCACGGGCTGAGCTTCGATGAGGCGGGCCTTCAGGAGGCGCCGTCCCTCACCTACCTGCTGAAGGAGGTCATGCACGCCCGGCGTCTCTCGACCGGCGGGCAGTTCGTCATCATCTCGACCCCGTCCGCCGACACGAGCACCGAGTTCGAGGACCTGTGGTTCACGAGCAAGAACGTGGACCCGTTCGGGGACCCGCGCTCGTTCTCGATGACAATGTCCACCCGCGACAACATCGGGTTCGGCATCGACCAAGAGAACTTCGACGCCCTCATCCTCCACCAAACCGAGGACTGGGTCTCGCAGAACATCGACGGCAAGTTCATTCAGGCCATGGGGGTCTGGTTCAACGCCGCCAGCGTCCGGGCCGCCTTCATCGAGGACCTGCCGGAGAAGCAGGAGCCGAGGGGGCAGGGCCACAGCTACGCCCACGCGCTCGACCCCGGGCTGAAGGACAAGTGCTGGTCGCTCGTGGCTGAGATGGACGAGAAGGGCGGGCTGACGGGGGTGTCGCTCGACCGCCAGCCCGGCAAGCAGACGACGCGCGGCATCGTGGCCATCGGCGCCCGCGACCACAAGGAGTACGCGACCGGCGGCGCCGACGTCGAGACCGGCGTGGACAACACGGCCCTCGGCGGGCACATGTTCAAGGAACTGCTGGAGGAGGCCATCCCGGTCGTTCGCACTGTCGAGTTCGGCGGGGTCATCAAGACCAAGCGCCAGCTCCTCTCCGACCTGCGGACCGCGTTCGATGAGGGCCGGTTGCGGTTCCCGGCCTCGGGCTACTGGGCCGAGGTCCAGAAGCAGTGCCTCAACTACAAGCTGGCCGACCGGAAGCTGGAGCAGGACCTCGTGATGTGCCTCGCCATCATCGTCAAGGTCTCGCGGTCCCTGCCCCGCCCGGGCACCCCGGCCGCGACGCCCTTCGTCTTCGGCGCCAAGGGCGACCGGGACCCCGATAAGATGTCGGCCGGGGAGAAGCTGATGGCTGGCTACGCGATGGGCGACGGTCCCGGCCTGACGACAGTTGCATCCTTCAAGAGACCCGAGTAGACTCCACACGAACCCATGGCTGACCAGAAGTACAGCAACCTCACGCTCACCAACGGCATCTTGCTGGCTGGTGACTCCGACACGATGCTCCAGCGCGCCCTTCAGACGCGCATCGCGGGTATCAAGACGGAGCATGACGCGTTCGCTGACGCCGCTCGGCGGTTCGACAAGCTGTTCTACGCGACCACCTTCACCAAAGCGGGTGCCGACCTCTGGCCGGACGACCCGAACCTCAAAATCGACGGTCGCACACACATCAGCATCAACACGCCGAGCGTCTACGTCGAGGTCCCTGCTGCCCTTCAGGCCGTGGAGCCCATCGAGAACATGGTCGCCATCGAGGACTCTGAAGAGGCTCGCGACGACGCCAACGCGCTCGAACGCCTCCGCGAGAGCTGGAAGGTCGAGCAGACGTGGCAGATGAAGCGCCACAAGGCCGCCATCGTCAAGGGCCTGTACGGCCGGACGGCCTCGTTCGTGTACCCCGACAAGGAGTACGGCTACCCGTGCGCTGAGGTCGTCATCAACCCCCGTAACCTGTACATGGGGTTCAAGGACGACAACTACGACAAGCTGGAGTGGGCCGCGCAGGTCACGCTCCTCGACCCGAACGCCGTCATGGAGAAGTACAGCGTCGAGGTCACGGTGAAGGCCATGGCCGACGGGAGCGTCGTCCCGTGGGTCGTCAGCGCCATCGACGGCGTCGGGGCCGACGTGCCTCGCCCCGAGCTGAACTGGGGTCCGGCCAAGATTGAGGTCTGGGACTACTGGTACCGGAAGGTCGGGACCAAGGGCAAGCGCGGCCAGCAGGCCAAGATGGAGACGTGGAACTGCATCGTCGTCGGCAACGAGGTCGTGCGCGACGAGAAGTACGGCTACTACGAGGGCACCATCCCCTACGTCCCGCTCTTCAACACGTTCATCCCGGGCACTCCGTCGGGCCGCTCCGAGCTGCACGACATGGAGCAAATCATCATGGAGCAGATGGAGCGCATCACCGCTGGCGCCCAGATGATTGCCAAGGCCACGGCGGGCGACTACTGGCAGATTACGGGCGAGAACGCCCCGGCGCGCGGCGCCGCCAACGTCAAGCCGACGCTGGACCAGACCATCAGCCCCGGACCCGGCAACAGGTTCGAGGCCATCGCGCCGTTCATCGCCGAATTCCAATTGGAGCAGTTCCTCGGGCGGCTCGACCGAATGGCCGCCATCATCTCCGGCCTCAACGACCTGCTGCTGGGGCTCGCCCCGAGCGCGGTCCTCAACAGCTCGAAGGCCATCAACGCCCTCATCGCGAACTACGAGTCGCGGATTGCAATGCGCCGCCTGCTCTTCTACGATTGGGACCGGAAGACGTGGGAGCTGACCTGCAAGGTCTGGGCGAACATGACCGGCGAGGGCGCGAAGTTGATGAAGCGCATCATCAAGAACGGGATGCCCCGTCTCGACATCATCGACCCGTCGCTCTCCCCGCGCGACGAGATGGAGACCGCCTCCCGCGCCGCCAACCTCGTCAACAACAAGCTCTGGTCGCAGGCTCGCGGCATGGACGCCGTCGGCGTGGACGACCCCGAGCAGGAGCAGAACATCATCCGCCGCGAGTCCACGGACGCGACGCTCTGGCCGGACCGAGTCAACCTCATGGTCCAGCTCATGGCCGCGCTGAATGCCGCGCAGCAGCAGATGCCCCCGGGCGCTGCCGCGCAGGCTGGCGGGCAGGCCGCGTCGGGCGCGGTCGCACTTCAGGACGCGCTCGGCATGGCCGGGCCACAGGCTGGTCCGGGCCAGCAGACCGGCGAGGGGCCGAACCCCGAAGCGGCTGTCACCCCCGACGTCGCCGGAGCTGGTAACTCGCCCTTCGCGCAGGGTCCCCAAGGGGCGCAGGCGCAGGGCGGGCCTCAGCCCACCCAAATCCAGTCGATGATTGCCGGGGGTAAGCTCTCCGGTCGCATCTTGAACAACACCAAGGTCGAGCGGAAGTAATGGCCCGGAGTCGCCGAGGCTCCTTCGGCCTCCAGCCGAGGGTCGCCCCCAACGTCACAGGTCAGGTCGTCGCGCTGGCGCGCGAGTATCAGGCCAAGCAGGACAGCAACATCATGGACGCGTGGCGCAACGGCGGCACCTTCAACGGTAAGAAGGTGACGGACGACATGGTGCTGTCCTACTGGCAGGAGCGCGGGAAGGGGCTCGACAAGAACGACCCCAACTACGAGGGCATCCATAACAACATCATGCAGCTCGAATACTCCGTGGCCCAGTCCAAGCAGGACCTCCTCCACGCGCAGGGCAAGCTGTCCGACGGGGCCTACGCTCAGTTCTTCCTGAAGTGGTCCAACAAGGTGCCGAAGAACAGCGAGTTCTACCGCGTGCTCCAGAAGGACGCGGCCGGGCTCATCGAGCAGTCCAAGGCCAAGGCTCGGGCCAACGGCGAGCGCATCAAGACCGAGGCGTTCAACAAGTTCGTGCAGGACACGACCGCCAGCAAGATTGCAATTGGCGACGCCATGACGGCTGACCTCGACAAGCTGTCGAAGCAGACCGGCCTCAGCATCACCGGCAACGGCGACGAGCTGCTGGCCCTCCTGACGCAGGACGTCAAGGCCAACCCGGACGGCCACCGCGCGCTGCTCGACACCCTGAAAAAGGGCGACCCGAGCTTCACGGGCGAGCTGACCGAGGGCTACTTCGCCAAGCACATCAAGGACGCCACGCAGGGCTACGAACTCATCGCTGACAAGGCCCAGAAGGGCGGCTTCGTGTCGGCCTACGCCAGCGCCACGCAGGGCATGGCGACCATGTCGGGCTGGGGCAGCAACGTCAAGGTCTGGCCGGTCTCGCAGACCTACACCGACTTGGAGAACTCGTTCCTGAAGGTCTTCAACGACCCGAACGCCTCCCAGATGGACAAGCAGGCTGCCGCCACGGCGTTCAGCGGGCAGCTCTCGAAGCTGGCGGCGACGCCGGGCATCGACCCGGGCTCGAAGACGATGATGGAGGCTGACGCGCAGCGGCTCCTCGGGCAGGACGCGGGCGACAATCCGTCGTTCGGCACGGCCATGCTCGGGCGGCAGGGCGTGGACCCGAAGATGTCGATGCAGCTCGGCGCGTGGGCGCAGACCAAGGTCGAGATGGACGCCAACCCCGCCGCGTGGGCCTACGCTCCGGTGGACGCCAACGGCCAGTTCGACGTCACGGGCAAGGGGCCGCTGGGCATGGTCCCGGCCGGGCAGGTCCAGCCGGGCGCGCAGGCCGTCATGGTCCCGGGCGCCGACGGCAAGGCCGTCATGGCGATGGTCATGCCGCACTCCGTCTACGCGACCGACCCTAACGACCCGTCCGCGAGCCCGAAGCTCGCCGGGCACACGCTCGATTACAATGTGGGCGGCAAGTCCATCACCCTGTGGGGGTACAAGGACGCCAACAACAACCCCCAGTGGTCCCTCAACTCGCCTCTGGCCGAGGGCTCCACGACCCAGACAAACAACAACGGCGACGTCTTTGTCACGCCGGGGCATGTGACGCTCCCGGTGGACCAGCAGATTGCCGGGCTGAAGGACAACGCGGGCAACCCCATCCAGCTCAGCGACGCCGAGCGGGGCGCGCTCCTCGCGGGTGGGACCATCACCACCAAGGGCGCCGACCCGAAAAAGGGTGTCGGCGGCACCAAGACCGACATCACCCTCTCCGTGAAGAACGGCTACCTCAGCTCGACGTCCACCGTCAACACCATCGACAAGGACGGGAACGTCACCGCCAGCATCGTCACGCCGAACCAGCTCGCCGGGACGACCCCGGAGGGCAACGCGTTCTCGCAGTCGGCCATGCACGCCGGGGACATCCCGGGCGTCACCTTCAGCTCCCCGATGCTCGCGTCCGTGAAGGCGGCGAGCTACACCCAGACGCAGGACCAAGTGTCCAAGTTCGCGGCCGACCCCAACTTCCAGCAGGCGTTCCTGTCGCAGACGATGCAGACGCTCGGCACGACCAACCCGTTCGACCCGCGCATCGCCGACGCGTGGAAGTCCATCACGACCGTCAATGGCAATGCGCAGAACCGGCAGGACCTCGCCGAGTTCCAAGGCAAGCCCATCCCGGCCGCCCTGCGCGCCGACCTGCGCTACCCGGGTCCCGACTTCCAGTCGAAGGACGCGCTGAACTCGAAGCTCAACGTCAACTTCGGCAACGGTCAGACCCTCCAAATCCCGGGCCTGCCGTCCTACCTGAAGGACCAGTCCATCCAAGGCCCGGGCGGCGGCGGCAGCGCGGCCTCGTGGCTCACCGGCAGCCCCATCGGCGGCCTTCTCTCCGGGCTGGGCGTTCAAGTCCCGAGCCAGATGCCGTCGGGCAGCCCCGCTGGCGCCATCAAGCCGACCACGGTCACGCCGTCGCCGACCTCCGGTACGCCGCCGCCTAGCGCCACCCCGGCTCCGACTCCGGCGCCGACCGCTGCGCCGACGCCGCATCCGGTCAACACGTGGGGCGGCGGGTACTAGATGATTGACTGGGGCAAGATTGGGCCTGCCAACAGCCCGACGCCGACGACTCCTGACACCACCACCCCGGTAGCCCCTGCGGCACCGGGTTCACTCGCTGCACCGACCGGCTCCGGGCTGCTCGGCCTCGCCCCGACGGTCGGGCCGGAAGGCGTCCCCAGCGGATACGAGGCTGGCAACTCCGGCACGGCGTGGAAGGCCACGCAGGCGGACGTTGACGCCATGGACCCGGCGCAGCGCATCGGGCGCGGCATCGACGTCCTCGGCAACGCACTCTTCGGGCAGGGCAACGGCTCGCCTCTGGGCGGCATCCCGGTCCTCGGCGACATCGTCGGCGGGGTCGGCAACATCGGGCACACCGTCGGCGACTGGACGGTCGCCAAGCCTCTCGAAGTGGCGGGTAACGTCCTCTCGGGCATCCCGCTGAGCGCGGTCCCGGGCGGGGCCGACGACTCGTTCCGGGACATCGGCGCGAAGCTCGCCGACCCGAACCTCCAGCACGACCCGTTCTACGCCGAGGCGTACCACCAGTGGCAGCTCATCAAGGCCGCCAGCGACGCCGACTTCTTCCACGGCGGCAACATGAAGGGCGATTTCAATGCCGAGTTCCTGAAGGCTCAGGACGACCGGCAGCATGACAGCCAGCTCGGCTGGGCTCCAGACTTCGCGCTCGGCAAGGCGGAGGTCGGCTCGGTCGGCGGCGCATTGTCATTGGCCATCGAGAGCTTCCTCGGGCTGGCCGGTGGCGGCACCCAGCGTGTGCTCGGCAGCGCGGGCGTGTTCAACCCCGACTGGAGCACCGCCTCGTTCGAGGACATGCTGAGCTACCAGACCCAGAAGGACGCCGGGCACGAGCCCACGCTGGCCTTCGGACACCCGACCGACGCTTTCGACTATGCCTACGAGCAGATGAAGGCGGGCAACATGACGCAGGACGCCGCCAAGGCGTACGTCGAGAAGTCGAAGAACGAGAACCGCATCCAAGAGGCGACCCGCCGGTTCGAGTCCGGGCAGGAGGTCTCCGACGTCGAGAAGAAGGCGGTCGAGGCTGTCAAGTCGGGGCTGTGGTCCGAGGACCACGCCATGGACTACATCGTCAGCCACGGCCAGTCCGTCACGCGCAACCTCGTGGGGCAGATTGCCGGTGGCCTCGTCACCGACCCCCTCACGTACGCCACTCTGGGCGCCGGGTCCGTCGCCAAGGCGGGCACCGTGGGCAAGACCATCATGGAGGCTGGCGGCATCGCCAAGACCGCCGGGTTCGCCGAGAAGGCCGCGTTCGCCGCCGAGCAGGCCACCAACTTCGACAAGGCGCGGGTCCTCATCGGCGCCGTGCAGCAGGACGCCGCGCTCGGCCCGGCCTTCCGCATCGCTCGCGGGATGTTCGACCCGCTCGCCGTCTACAAGCCGAGCACCGTCGCCCGGGCCACCACCGACCTGCTGGACGCCACGTCCCTGTCGGCGTTCCAGCGCACCTACGGCCCGGCCGTCTACAAGCTGCGGGCCATGGCGCGCGAGGCTGGCATCACGCCCGAGATTGACAGCGCCATCGCGTCCTACACCAAGTATCAGGGCCTCCTGCTGTCGGGGCGCAAGCTCCAGAAGGACATGCTGGAGCAGGGCCTCGGCATTGAAATGGTCCACACGCCCGTCGATGAGGCCGTCGAGCTGGCCGCCCGGAACGCGCCGCGCGACGCCGAGACGATGCTCGTGGACCACATGACGGCGATGAAGCAGAACGTCTTCGGCGCCGAGCGCGACGCCGACCTCGCGAACCGGCTGGCCACGACCTTCGGGAAGACCTCTGAGGAGTGGGCCAAGCAAATCCCCGACATGTCGCCGGACCTGAAGTCCGCCCTGCACGCCGTCACCTACGAGAAGGGCGGGCGCGAGTTCGCCGAGGCGCTGGGTAAGGTGGACACGGCCGCCTACAAGGGCGACGTGCCCCTGCGCAACGCCACCCTCATCAGCGCCGAGTCGCTGGACAACGTCACGGCCGAGGCCGTCATCAAGAACATCCGCGCCATCCTGTCGGGCGAGGAGCACGCCGCCAAGATTGCAACCGCGAGCAAGGTCTGGAACGACCTCGGGATGCGGTACCCGAAGCTGGCCAACCTCGGCTACGCGACCGGCGGCAAGCAGCAGCTCGAAGACCTCGTCAAGGCTCTGGAGAAGGAGCTGGAGCGCGGCGGCATCATGCGCCGCATGACGGAGGACGAGCTGAACGACCCGGTCCTCCGCCCCTTGCGAGACATGCTCGACCGACACAGCGTCCCGGGTGCGCCGCTCACCAGCGAGGAGCAGGCCATCGCCGACTCGCTCGTCAACCCCCCGCTCACCCCGGGCGAGGGCGTGGCCAAGGCGCCGAAGGGCATGGCCTCCTCCACCCTGAAGAACGGTGGCGGGACGTTCGACGCGGCCACCGGCAAGCCGCTGACTCCGGGCACCGGATACGCAGTCGCCACCGGCCAGCAGGGCAAGGTCGTGGCCGCCAAGGCCAAGGACATCAACGAGGCGTACGTCGAGGTCTCGAAGACTGGCGCGCCCCACATCGGCACGTGGCTCAACCCGGAGGACGGGATGGTCTACGTGGACCCGACGCAGGTCGTGGACGACCTCGAAGAGGCGATGAAGCTGGCGCAGGCGCGCGGCGAGAAGGCCATCTTCGACTTCAGCACCATGGAGGACATCCCCGTCGCGGCGCGCGAGGCACAGCTCGGCGTCAAGCGCAATTGGAATATCGGCTTCCGCCCGGACGAAGAGGTCGCGTGGGGCCTGAAGCAGGACGTCAACACTGGCCGGTACGTCGTGGACCGCGACCCGACCATCAGCCGCATCTACGACGCCGTCCCCGGACGCAACCCCTTCAGCGACACGACGCGCAACGTGCTCGGGCAGACCATCGGCCGGTCCGCCGCCGAGCGCCTGAACAAGCCCATCGAGGCACTGGAGGCCATGACCAACACGATGCGCGACAGCATCACCGGCACCCGGCTCGTGCTGAACATGGAGCAGCGGTTCACCCGGTCGATGTTCGACGCGGGCATCCCGGAGCCGCTGACGAAGCTCATCTGGACCCGCGCCCGCGAGGTCGCCGGGCTCGACACCACCACCATCCGGGGCATCAAGCCGGACGACCTGTGGAAGGTCATCGCCGATGACATCCCGCGCGACCTGCGCTCCGCCTCGGGCGAGGCTCTGAACGTGCACGTCGTCATGGACCACTTGCTCCGGGCGGCCGAGGGCGACCTGCGCATCA